ATATCACTATCCTCTTTTGACTGTGGTGCGTATAATGGGTCGTGTCCATTTATTGCTTGAAAGTCATCTTTATATATAGCCCATGGAGCAAATATACCACGAGTTGGTTTTGCTCCTGTGTCTGTAGTGTTTAGGAACTCATATAATTTTTGTTCATCAAATTCTTCAGGTTCAATACCAAAGTCTTTTAGTATCTTTTCAGGTCCGTCTGGGTGTAGTGGTGGTTCTATTCTAGTAGCTGATACTACTGTCCCAGGTTTTATTAGTTTTAAAATTTGTTCATCAAGGTAAGGACAAGCATACATATCAGCGTGATATATCATCACGATATCATTTGTAGCATAATCGTTAACTAACGTATCATACAGAATAGTATGTCCTAATCTATTAGGACCTTCATTTCTATGTATCTTGACATTTGAGTCTTTCTCTGCTATCTCTTGCATCCATTCCCAAGTACCATCGTTTGAGAAATCATCTGCCCAACATATCTCGTGATGTGAACCTAAGTTCTTTCTGATACTATCATATGACCACTTTAGGTATTTTAGATTGTTTCTACTTGGTTGTATAAAACTAATTGGTTTCATCTACTACTGCTCTTCCTTTTAAGTTTTCCCAATCTCTTTCAGGTCTTACTTCTAAATTTGTTTCCCATACACCTTTAACAGTATTCATATTAATACCTAATGTCTCACCAAAGTTTATGATGGCTTGAATATCTTTTGGAAAACAACTACCACCAAACCCTAACTTACCATCTGGACCTGGTATATTCATATGTGAATGACCAACTCTCCCATCTCTAACAAAACCATCTAACGCTGTTTCCCAATCAACATTACATTTCTTTGCTATTTGATACATTTCATTCATAAATGATACTTTTGTTGCAAAGAAACAATTACACATATATTTAATTAACTCCGCTGTTTCCCACGTTGTTTCAATGATAGGTATTGATTCACCAAATCTCCATCTAAATAACTCAGCTGTTTTATCAACTCCTTCAGTACCACCGAGTATAACTCTTGATTGATTTATAAAATCATACTTAGCACTTCTCTCTGTTAAAAACTCTGGATTAAATACTATTCTTAAATTATCAAATTGTTCTTGTAACTTTCGTGTTGTACCCGGTGTCACAGTTGACCTTAATAACACTATATTATCATCACGTTCATTAATATCTGAAATATCCTGTAGTGCTCGTTTTACTATATCTAAGTTCATTGAACCATCTTTATTAGATGGTGTTGGTACTGACAAAAATATAAACTCTGATTTGTTTACAGTATCTTCAATGGTGTCTACTGATTTTGATGAGTCTTTATCGTAAATTCTAACTGTAGCGTCACATCCTGTTCCTGGTGAAAAACCGAATCTTACAGCAGAACCTACAAACCCATTACCGATAACACCTATTGTTACTTGTTGTTGAATAGCCATTCTTTAATGTAGTCCTTTATATTACGTTTTGGATTCCAGTCTAATAATTCTTTTGCTTTTGATGAATCAGCTAGTGTCATATCATATTCACCTGGTCTTTCTGGGAGATATTCTCTTGGATAGTCTTTACCAAAACAATCTGCTATCTCGTTAATTGAAAAATTAATACCACTACCTAGTTCAAAATCTTCTGCTCTAAAATCTTTACCAATACACCTTACTAACGCATCAACAATGTCATCTACGTGAGTAAAATCTCTTCTTTGTTCACCTTTGTTCGTAATTGTTATCGGTTCATTATGTAGATATTGTCTTTCAAATATAGCAAGTACTGTAGCATAATCACCTGAGTGAATGTGATACTTTCCATAAACGTTATAAAATCTACATATAGAAGTATTTAAATCATACATTTTACTATACAACTCACACAAGTTTTCACCTGCTAACTTTGACCATGCATATGGACTTTTATAAATCCCGTGATGTCTTGTACTTGACCCAGCATAGATAAATTGAGAATTATTTTTTCTTGCATATTCTAATATATTTAAAGTGCTCATAAAGTTATTATGAAGAGTTATATGAGGGTGTTTTATAGATGGTTGTATTCTTGCCAAAGCTGCCATATGAAAAATGACATCAGGTTTATCTAACTGAAACCTCACCAATCCCCAAGCACCATGCCTTGGTATATCATCTGATAATTCACAGGTAATGTACTTACAACCCTCTTGATGATTTTTTTCAGAACCTGTAGAATAGTTGTCCAACGAAACTACCTCGTGTCCTTCATCAACTAATCTTGATATAAGATTCGTACCAACGAAACCTGCACCACCCGTTATTAATATTTTCATTAAATGTCCTCCAAGAATCTTCTTGCTAATTTGTTAAAAGGTGTATCTATATTTCTGATATTTTCAACTGTCATCCAATCTTCCATTGGATTATCAGGAAAATCTTTTACAAATTCATTCGTTACACTTTTACCTGTCCATAAATGCATTGCATATGATTCATCAAATGTTTCGTCTGTCGTTAATGTACCACCTAATTGACTAACTATACCATCTGAATAATCACACTTTGCATAGTCTACACCATTTCTAAAAAACCATCGTAGATGTTCACTATGATATAAAGGCCAAGCAAATGACTTGTGCCCTAAAACTGTTACTTTATCTGGGAATTCTTGTGCCAATTTATATGGTAGTTCTATAGAATGTTCAACCCATACATCATCATTGAAATCAGTATACCTACTCAACCAAGTCTTTGGAAACTCAGCATCTTTTTTAGATAACATAACTGCGTTAGACAACTTAGGTAAATTGACACCTTCTTTTGACATAATAAAATCACCTTGTTCACCTTCAATATTCAATAAAGGTTCGAATGACTTATTACACAAAACATCTGAATCTAAATAAATACCACCTTCTTCAATTAACAACTGAAGTCGTATCACATCAGCTTGATGAGCAAAGTGATTAACTGGGTTACCAAATATTTCTGTAGGTGGTTCTATTTCGACTGGTGTTATGTAATCTAAAGCTCTATCCCACCACTCACCATATGGTTTGTGTTTATAGTAAAAAAATATGTTGTCTGGATTATTTACATCGTATGCTGATTTGATTGTAAGATATCGTATTATATTAAAGACATCAGCTTTTGGTCGTGTCATCGTCTTACCAATTTCTGATACAAAATGAGTATATTCATCCCAACCAAATGTCGGTGACAACCCGTATATAATGTGAATATTGTTTGGTATCTTACTCATAACTTATTAATTATAAATATTCTTTTAGAATTGTTTATTCCAATTTTCTTTCCAGGCTTCTTCTGTATAAAACTTATCAAACATCTTTCGTGAAGTTACACTACATTCATCGTAAAATTCAATGTCATTTTTTAGTTTGTCACCGTATAATTGGGCACTCATTATATCACCTACATTCACAGTAGTTAATGGATGTAATAATTCTTGTGTATCTAAACCTTTGTAACCAATACAAGGTATACCGTGAAATGCACAATTCATTGCAAATGTCCCTGCTGCATGTGTTCTCATCAGATGAACACCTATATTGAATTGTGATAATTCATCAATCCAATCTCTCCAGTCCATATAATTTAAATAATTTATATCTTCAATTAAATCTTCTTGTGGTTGTTTTCTACCCATTGACGGTGAATATATTGGGTCTCCGATGTTTCGTGCAACCATATAAGAATCAAACCCACCGTACCAACTTACAAAGTTACCACCAATGATTGTTGCATCACCAGATTCACTTCTTGGTAGTAGTCCTTCTGGTATCATTAGACTTCGCATAACTCTGATATCTTTACAACCTAATCCTTGATAATATCTCAAATCTGATTCATTGTGACAATATATCCAATCAGCTTTCATTAATGTATTGTAATAATGAAATTGCCACTCTACTTGATAGTCTTGAAAAAACCAATGTGGTCCCTCTTGCATTACTGCTACTTTATCACAACATTTTCTTATGAAATCTAAATCAACATTTGGGTTTTTCTTAGGTATAATTACAATACCTAAATCAAATTTCTCATCAGGTAAATCACTTAGACTACACATCGGAGCATCAAGTGCAATACACCAAGCAACATCAGTACGTGCGTTTGCGTGGTCTCGTTTGAATTTTTTATTCTCACCTATTTCTGAAAAAAATGCTACTTTCATTCGTAAACATCCTCCCAAGTATACATCTTAGTCTGTTTGAAAAAGTTATGAGCGTTAAACTCTGATAATTTATTTGCTTTATCATACCAATTGTGAGCTAATCTTGCACCACCAATATCACCGGGTGTAACTTCACCTTCACCTTTCACGTATTTTCTTTTATTTACGTGTTTTCTATTATGAACTAGTAATACGTTCTTGATAATATATTGTGGTAGTTGACCTTGAAACATAACTAATAAATTATTCATAAACGCTGTATCTTCGTGTACAAAGAATACACTTTTTGGTATATTTATACCTGCTCTTATAACCTCTGAAGATATTACTAAACCACAACCATTAAATTTTAACTGAGTTGTACTTCTTATATCTAACTCTTCTACTTTATCATTAAATGAATTCATTTCATCGATAGTCATATTGTATCTAAGACTCCACCAGTTCTCTGTATCTACTCTATCCATATCAATAAACGGTTTATCAGTAAATTCAGGGTGTTCTAGTATTTTCCAAGAATCATCCCACATTTTACAAGTAGCAAAGAAACTAACATATTTAGGTGTTTTATCTTTTACACTAGTATGCATTGTATCTAAAATCTGAAAGGTTTGTCTTGGTATAAGTGAATCTGTTTCACCCCACATCAAGACATCAGCTTCATCACAATAATTATCGTTAAAATCTCTTCTATAATCAGCTATAGTATATAATTTATTACTTGGACCTATGTTTGATAATCTTAGGTCATATTTGTTACTAATTATACCTACTTCATCATTGTCTTCATAATCAAAAATATCGAACAAGATTTTATTAAACTTATCACGAATAGAACTCATAGAGATTTCATCTTCATCTAATTTTTCAAGTGTTTCATCTATATTGAAATATAAATCTATGATTACATCTTTCTTGTTATCAATCATATCAATTGCATTCTTAACACTTTGTAAATATTCTTCTACTAATTCTATTTCATACCACTGTACTAAACAACCTATAGCTATTTTATTCATTTAACTCTCCGTAAAAATGTTCATACGTCTTTTTCATAAAGTGATTTGTTAACTGATTGTCTTTATTATTTGGTATTGCGTTATATTGATAAATCCAACCAATCTTTGTGAATAATAAATCATCACCTAATATTTCTTTTCTTGCCATATCACTCATATTAAATTCATACGGTAACAACTTTAAATCTATATTATGTTTATGTGTTAACATATTAACTGGTGTTTGGTCTGTACCAGTATGAAATGTTTCTTGTAATTGAATTAATGTATCTTGATTCGTAAAATAATAACTAACTATATCATTAAAAAACTGTTTATGATTTTTATTAACTAGAACAAAACCACAATCAAAGTATTTCCACCAAGGCATCATATAATTGTCAAAAGCATACTTTGAATAGTTCTCAATACTTCTTAATACCCAATCCCAACTACCATCAAAATAAGCACCGCATAATTTACCTTCACTCATCTCAAAAAAGTTTGGACACTCTGGATGAACTATCGTGTCTGCATCTACCATTAGAACCTGGTCATACTCAATCTCATTAGCATCTAATATATCGAATAAATAATATCGTTGCCAACAAATTGCCATTTTTTCTTTCTCTACTATTAAATCATTTAATACAAATAATTTACAATCATTTTTCTCACACCAACGTTTCCAACTATCAATAGAATATTTGTATGCTGCTCTTCTGCTACTAGCGTATCTACCTTCACCACCTAAATCAATATCCATCATAAAAACTAAATTCTTACTCATAATTCAAAATAATCCCCTCTCTATCATTCATAACCCAACCAGCGGCTGTTTTGAATCCACTGACTTCACCGATGTGTGGACCTTTAGTTACGAGACCTAAATTGATTGCTTCATCGATTGCTCTTTTTATCTCTACATTTGGATTACCATAGTCATCCATAATGATAATTGGATTATTAAAATAATTTACTACTTTTTCTATGTCGTGTTTTACGTGTTCATAAGTATGACCGGCATCAATCATCACAACATCTACTTGAGGTAAATTTACTGACATCCACTCTTCTGAATAAACATCCATATTAATAAATTCTACATTATTCATATTAGAACATTTTATTTCTGCTTGTTCAATATTCCATTCATCTTTTTCGACACCATACACTTTTTTAAATATATTACCATACACAGCTGTAGAATTTCCTTGACAACTACCAATTTCCATCATTGTTAAATCTTTAAACTTATCACCTGAAAAAGTTTTCATTATGTCTTTTTTAAAGTTTCTACTCGTTGTATACTTCGCAGTGTCTTTATGTGGCATCGTATCTAAAATCTTATCATATTTTATCTCATCGTGATTATAATTTTCTTTTATTAAATCCCAAGTTTGTTTCATAATATTAGTTCTATTATCTTTAGGTAAACCATTAAAACTATAGTTATAACCATATTTGATAAAGAATGGCGTTTTATCTTCATTTAACTGCCAGTTATGATTAAATAATTCTTTTCGTTGTAAATGTGTTAGTTTAAATGGTAGTGGTAACTCTGTATTTACATCAACTTGATTGATTTGTAACCAGTAATTCATCGGTGTTTGTTCTGTACCTTTTCTTACTGTTTTATCTTGTAACTTAATGAACTCATCAATATTATTTATATAAAATTCTTTAAATGATGTAAATAATTCTTTATGTTCTTCATTGAAAACCATAAAACCTGAGTTGACGTATTTACTCATATCAAATGACCTACCAGTTGCATAATTTAATTCTACTAAATGGTCTGTAAATATATCTTTATATCCTTGAATACTTTCGTAAATCCATCTCATATTATCCATATCACGCCAAGCTACGAATTGTCTATCAGTCATATCAAAAAAATTAGGTGCATCGTGTCTAATCATAAATGAACTATCGACTAACGCAATTTGGTCGTATTCAATATTTCTTCTTTCAAGTTCATCAAATAAAAATATTGCTTTCTGCCAATTTATTCGATATCTAAATAAATCTTCTTCAACTGGTTCTGTAAATGGTACGAATAAACAATCATTTCTCTCACACCAATATTCCCAAGTTTTTCGTGAATATTGAAAGTAATCATAACCACCATACTTACTCATATGTGAATCATTTACTACAGCTGGCCACCATACTATATTTTTTTTCAATTTAATAACTCCTGAGGGAATGAGCTAGTTTCACTATTCATTGAGTGTAACAACTCTTGATTTCGTTCTCTGATTAATGATACAAAATTACTATAGTTTTGATAACCACTTTCTGTCCACGAGAATGGATGCATTAAGACGTGAAGTTTTTGAACTTTACTAAAGTCTATTTCTAAAGGATGTCCGAATTTCCATAAGTTATTTGAATCAGATAAATAAGTTACGTTTAACGTTTTTGGTTTCTCTTTCTTAAAGTAATGAAAAAATAACTTACCATTACAGTTAATTAAATCATCAACTTGTACATACCAAGCAAGAAGCTCTGGGTTTAAATTTGGTCTATGAAATGCAAACCTATCAATTTTGAACTCATAATAATGTTCTAATACATCTATGTCTTTTCGTATATTTTCTCTGATTTTATTATCACTAAGATTCGGTGGATTTTGATGTAAACCAATTTTATGACCTAACTTTTTAATTTCTTGTATTGCTTTGATATTCTTTTCAGATAAAGCATTATATGTATTATTTCGTAACTGAACTGTATATGTAGATGATATACCTAACTCATCAGCTTCTATTCTTGCCATTTTCAAAGCTCTATCAATTGAAAACTCTATGTCGTGTCTAACAACACAAAACTTTTTAGTATCTTTGTTTACATCTGCAAAATCAACTATTGGTAAATTAACTTTAATTAATTGTAGTATATTTTTAAATTCACTATAACTAAACATTTATCAGACCAGTGTCATTGAATTTATCAACTACATCACGATATATTTTACCTTGAGGTGATGATGTATTAGATAGCAAGCCTCGTTCACCTTCAAGACAATACTCACTTACTCTATACGTTGGTGATAAGTATCTGATTCTATCTAATAACTGGTTATCATACATAAATCCGTGAAAGTTTTCAATAGGTTTTTCCCAATCCTTCATACTCAAACCACCTTCCGGTGTACTATCACCATAATAACCCATATCCATATTATCAGTCAATCCTGTTCTATCTAACTCAACTCTACCCATATCAAAGCCACCACCCATTTTTTCAATCAGTTCTGTTTTAAAAAAGTCAAATGAACCTCTAACTTTACCTGTCCAATTCACAATTCCATTTGATAGTATTAACCAGTCATCAGGTTCAACTGATGAAAAATCATTACGTGTCGCGTTTTTAAATTCAGGTAAATCATTCAATGAGTAATCATTTCTGAATAATGTATTAAAACTATTATCTAATGTATTTACGAACAAGTGATTATTTAATAAAAAATTATCATCGTGTGTTAATAATAACATATCATAATCTTTATAATCATATTTTTCTAACCATTGATTTGTTACTGCCCAATCACCACAATTATTCGGTTCTAAACTATATTGCCACCCTGTACTTTCTAGCCACTCAACAGTTGGTACGTCTTCGTAGAGAATTTTATCAAGTTTCTCTAATGTGCCTTCATTTAATTCTGATATTATAGATTTCTTTTCATCACTTGCAATACTTGGGTCTCTATGAGATACACAAAAGTAATCTACTTCCCAACCTTTTGGTATAATTTGACTCTTTATTTGTTTATAAAATGTGATTGGGTAATGCCAACCACTAACAACTACTGCTAACTTTTTCATTTGTTTCTCCTAAAGTTTTTGATAACATCTATGATTGTATCAACATCATTGTCATCTAAATTTTGATGTATTGGAATATTAATTGTTGTATCTGATATTTCTTCAGAAACTGGTAGTGATAAACTAGTTTGTTTATATTGTTCGATTAAGTGTAATGGATAATATCTAAATGTTACATACACACCATTATCAATCATATATTGTGCAAATTCATCACGCCATTTGTTTTTTATTCTTAACCAAAACATAAAATATGATGTTGTACAATCTTTTTCAGGTTCTGGTGGTAAAATCAACCAATCAAGACTCTTTAACTCTTCTTTATAGGTGTCCCATATATGTTTTCTTCTACTTAAAAACATATCTACTTTTTTCATTTGTTCTAAAGCTATTGCAGATACGATATCGTTTGATACAAATCTACCAGATGTACTACCTAATTCAATTTCCCACCAAGTTTTTTTATCTTCTTTTAGTGAATCTACACCTGATTTTATTTTCGATACTAATCCTAAGTATCGATATTGCAGTACCTTCTCATAGTATTCATCATTTTGAAAAGTCATCATACCACCATCACCTGTAACTAATATCTTCATAGCATCAAAACTAAAGAAACCAATATCACCTAAAGCACCGCAGTATCTATCTTTATACTTTGCAAATAACGTATTACAACTATCTTCTATTATTTTTATGTCACTAGAAACTGATTTTATCTCATCAAATTGTACAGGGTTACCACCATAATGTAATAACAAAAGTGCCTTAGTGTTTTTTGTCATCTTTTTTTCAACTTCTTCTGGTGTAATATTAAATGTATTTAAATCAACATCACAAAATATTGGATTAGCACCAGCATCAATAATAGCATTAGCACAACCTATAAAATTTACTGTCGGGATAAGTACATCATCACCTGGTTTGATATCAAGTATCTTTATTGCACCATAAGTTGCAGCGGTTGCACAATTAAATGACAGAGAATATTTAGAATTTAATCTCTCTCCAAATTGTTTTTCAAATTTAAGTGTTTCGTTTGCTGCTCCGACCCACTTAGACTCGAATACTTTTTTTACTGCATTTGATTCATCTTCACCAAGTGAATTTGAAAATATTTGAATCATAAAACCTCTTTTTTAAACTCCTGAATGAGCTTCTTCTCCTTGTTGTATTGCACCTTGTGGTACATCATTTAGACTCTCAAATAAAAACTCAGGGTGACATTTATAATTACCTTGAGAACGACCTATCCATATAGCTGTCATACACCATTTATCTCTTTCAGTTTCTAATACTTTGTTTTTATAGTGATACTCAGTAGATATTTTTGTTAATTCTGACATCTTAGTTTTATTATTAACTAAGAAATCTTTCCAATCATAATTTGAACTTAGTGATTTTATTTCATCACTCTTATTCATCGTCATCAATAAATATACTTGAAATTTAATTAAGTCTGAAATTACATTTATGTCTGTTTCAAAACCTCTTTGTTTTTCTAAAAATTCTATAAATTTAAAAAGTTCATTTTGTAATTTATCACTACTCTTTACACATCTTAACCAAGTCGCTTCTTCGATTGGCCACAGTATCTCTGCTAGACTTTCATCATAATGGTTCCATCCACCACCGTCATATCCAATATCTATATATTCTCTTAATGTATCATATTCTGTTTTAAACATAGAATCAAAGTTTTCACAATAATCTTTAAATGATGTATAAAAATCTATATACTTTAAATCATAAACTTGATTGTAAAACTTAGATAAGTATTCAGTTATACCTAAACTATGAAACGCTTGCATAAACCAACCATATACATACATTTCTTTTAACTCATCGAGATTAAAAGTATTAGTACTAACTATTGTATCTTCATATTCAGGTATTTCACCTCTATTGTGAACTGAAGAATGCCATAGATATATTGGTGATTTAATAGTTTGTATATCATATTTCTTAGCATAGTTTGGTTCGTTCATAGGTGCATTAACAAAAACACCACAATTATAAATAAACACTACTGGTCTTGGAAACAACTCCATTAATTGTTCTAACCCAACTTTATAACTTTCAAGTGTTTCACCAGGCATACCCATAATTAATTCTGTATAATTTTCTATCTTCTCGTTTCTAAATTTGTGAACTAACTCACCAAATTTATCGAATTTAATATTTCTTCTTTTAATTACTTGAAGAGTTGTGGGGTCTAATGACTGAACTGCTAACGTTACTGCTCGTAATAAATCAGCATCTAATAATTCTTTAGCAACTGGTATAACTTTATCTGATGAACTCTTTGTCCATGCTGGTCTAATTCTACCTGGATAACCTTTTGATTTCTTTTCTGAACTTAATTTCTTTGCTAAACTTAAATCTCTATCTGTAAAAATACCAAAGTTAGCATCACAACAATCAATATATGGTATTTTATTATCAGCAAACCATTCTATCTCTTCAAATAATTTATCCATATCCCATTTTCTAACTTTTGTTTTCGTGGCACTACCCCAATCACAAAACGTACATTGAAAAGGACACCCTCTATTTGTTTCCCAAGCTGCAATATACTCAACACCTTCTACTGGTTCTACTAAATCCCAAACTAAATCAGTCAAATATGGTGATGGTAATGTATCTAAATCCCAAATTCTATCTTGTGCTAACGTTCTGAAGTCTGCTGTCTCTATACCACCAACTTCAGTAATTAATTCATTATTAACAATTTTTTCAAATAAATCTTTGATAGTGTACTCACCTTCTTGATGAACTAAAACATCTACGTGTGGGTAATCTTTGAAAAAATTACCTGTAGAGTTTTCTACCCAACCTGTTGGAACATTACCTTCATATCTTAATGGTACTTGTGGTCCACCGTATATAACTTTACAATCAGGATATTTTTCTTTAACTCTCTTTGCTAGCATGTTTGTTATTTCCCAATTCCAAACATAACAAGAACATAATAAAATATCAGGGTCTTCTATTTCATCAACATACTCATCTAATTTATTTCTAAATATAAATGTTTTTTCAAATTGTAATTGTTTATCTAACTCTGGAAATGATTTGATGTAGGCAAACAAAGAAGCAATACTGTATGGGAAATGAATTGAGTTACCGTATTGGTAATTAAATTGTGAACTATATATTTTTAGTTTTTTCATATTAATAAATATTAAGTTATTAATTCATATACAATTTTTTTTGATACTCTATCATCTCATCTAACATAGACTCAAAAGTATATTCGTGTTCCCAACCTAATACTTCTTTTGCTTTAGAGCAATCACCTTTTAAATCATCGAGTTCTTCTGGTCTAAAATACTTCTCATCTACACCTACGTAATCTCTATAGTCTAAATCTAGTTTAGTGAACACGTAATCACATAAGTCTTTAACTGAATGAGATATACCTGTTGAACACACGAAATCATCTGGTGTATCGTGTTGTAGAATTAACCACATACAATATACATAATCTTTTGAATGACCCCAATCACGAGTAGCCTTCAAGTTACCTAACATCAATTTATTTGATAATCCATTTTTTATTTTCACTGCCTCTTTCACAACTTTATTAGTAACAAAATTAGTACCTCGTCTTGGTGATTCGTGATTAAAAAGAATACCATTACTTAAAAATAAATTGTATGAGTTTCTATAATTTCTAAGTAAGTTATAACCAAAAACTTTAGAACAACCATACGGACTTGTAGGATTCATAGGTGTTGTTTCTCGTTGAAATCCATCTTCATCTATAGAGTTACCAAACATTTCTGATGATGAAGCTTGATACATTCTAACATTTGGACATATCAATCTAATACCTTCTAATAAATTCATAGTACCAATTGCTACTGTTTGTGCAGTATATATTGGTTGGTCAAATGAAATTCTAACGTGAGACTGTGCTGCTAAATTATAAATCTCATCAGGTTGTACTTCTTGTAACACTCTAACTAATGATGCCATATCTGTCATATCAGCATAATATAAATTATTTTTTATCTCTTGATAAGTATCATCTAGTCGTGCTGTCTGATTCTCAGCTACTGAATTTCTTTTCAATATACCGTGAACTTCATAACCTTTTTCTAATAACAATTCAGTCAAGTATGAACCGTCTTGACCATTTATACCTGTAATTAATGCCTTTTTCATTTTCTAGCCTTTTCATAATTTTCTACAAACCATTCAACTGATTTTTTTATACCAACATCTATTGGTGTAAATTTAAAATCAGGTAAATAACTTTTTAGTTTTGAATTATCAGATGGTTTTCTATACTGACCATCTGGTTTATCTTTTTGCCAATCTACTTTACCTTCGTAACCCATTGCATCTATTATTAAACCGACTACATCTTTGATTGAAATTTCTTCTGATGTTGTAAATATAATTGGTTCATCTTCATCATACTCATCTAAAACCCATTCAGTTAGTTTTGCTACATCTTCTGAATAAATAAATTCTCGTAACGGTTTACCTGAACCCCATACACTAAAATCTGTATTATTGTTTTTAGCTAAATAACATTTATGTATTAAAGCTGGTAACACGTGACCATTATCAATATTAAAATTATCATTAGGACCATAAACATTTGTTGGTATTACACTTACGTAATTTAGACCATATTGTTCTCTGTATGCTCTAATTTGAATATCCACCATTCTCTTAGCATATGCATATGGATAATTAGAACTATGAGGTTCACCAGAGTGAATTTTACTTTCAGTTAACGGATACTCTATATCGTCTGGAAAAACACAAGTTGATAAAAATGCTATTAGTTTTTTTACACCACATATTCTGGCTGCTTCAATAACATTTGTATTAATCATAATATTTTCAAAGAAAAATTTACCTTTATAATTTATATTACTACCGACACCACCCACTCTAGCTGCACAATGAATAATACTATCTGGTGATTCTTGTCTTAAAATACCGTATGTTTCTTCCCATATAGTTAAGTCGGCGTCTTGACTTGATAACTTAGTGCCTGTACTAATTGTTGAACCTATCAACCCTGTACCACCTGTTATTAATAATTTTTGAATGTCCAACTCTCTTTTTCCTTTGATATGTAATCACTACATATCCCAGCACAGTTATTATAATCTACTTTTTGTATTTCTGGTAAAACACATATTGATTTTTGTGTTAAAGGGTATGTTGGGTATGTCCACAAGTAACCATTTGAGGTTAATGTAACATCATCTTTTTGATGAAAGAAACAATGAGCTTCTATTTTTTGTAAATGATATAGAGCTTCAATATCTTTAGCGTGACACCAAACTTCTTTCTTTTTTAAGAACTCTGTATTAACTCTGTATTGAGGTCTGTCGTGACCTGTCCAAAATATACCTTCATACCAATGAACATCAATTTCTACATTAAAACCTTTATCAATTGCTTCTTGACAGTATGTATCACCGTTTTCAAGTCTTGGCTTTCTACCATTTATATTACCTCTATGTGCAATGAATATCATTTACCTAAATCCTTTAAAAATCTCTCTAATTCATTTGAATTTCTAACTAAATTCACAGCATCACACGTTGGGTATGGATTTGATGTACCGTAATCATTTATTATTGTTCTATTGGCGTGAAACAAATTAAATATAATATTATCATACTTTATACCTTCACGTTCTAATTGTTCTAGCGTAGCCTCTTTAGCATCTGAACTTCTTGCTGTAGTTAATATAATATAAACTTTACCTGTATCATATAGTTCATTTAAAAACTCAATGTTTTCTTTAATACCTTCTGTTTCACCCCAATAAGGTGGTGTGTATTTACCTGAGCTCTTGACTAATGTCCCGTCTAAATCAACAAATAGTGTTTTATATTGTCTAACATAATTAAACCAGTCCTCTTTAGTACCCCAATCTATGTAATCTGTAGATTTTACAGCTTTAAACTTATAACCATCGAGTACCATATTATAAATAATATCAGATAAAAATAGATTATCTTTTTGTAGAGTTTCAAAGTAATTACAGAAATCAACTGCTGTTTCAAAAGAATAACTACCACAACCAAATGTTGATGATATTACTTTTTTCTCAACCAAGTCTGTTATGTAACCTTTATCATCAATAGTGATATAACTTTTATTTGAAGGGTTAATTGAAGTAGTGTCATTTAAATCGTAATAACACATATAGTTACCATCTTCAACTTTATAAGTAAAATAATTGTCTACTTCTTTTATTATTATCTGACCTTTTATATTGGCCTGTTTGATAACATTATAAACTGTATGTGGTTGATTCTTTGTTTGTTCATCTAATAGCACTATTTCAGTTTTGTCTTCGATACCTAACTCTGTAATACATAGTTTTATTGCGTCTAAACAATTATATTGTTCGATATGATTTCGTAGAAATGATAAATAAACCTTATCAACTGATTTAAAATCAAAAGCCTTTAATGCTTCAACTATCATCCAGTTACCTTTAGGGTGAGTCAACATCCATTTCGGTTTCAGTCCTTCGAAACGTGTTGAAAGACCAGCTGCTGTTACTATTAAGTTCTTCATATTTATATCCCTATATTAAAAATTGTAGATTTCTTAAATCTAAGAAACTACCACTTTTGTATTTTTTTAAAGTTGGCATTATCTGGTGTAAGTTATCCGCAACCCAACTTGCTTTTGGTAAATCATTATTTTTTTTCATATCAGAAAACTTCTTTTTCCATTTATATTTACGACCGTCTATATTTTTGTTTATGTAATCTTGCATTGGTGTATCAACAGGTCCAGGTGATACTGACAAAAAATGTATGTCTGGATTCTCCTCTGCATAAACTTGTATCATCATATTAAGAGCTGCTTTAGATATAGAGTATTCACCCCAGCCCGTGTACGTTTTTTGAGATGCACCAGAAGATATCGCAACGACTTGCTTAACATTTATATTATTCGTTATTAGATACTCAATAATTACTTTGTTAGCCCAAGTGTTAATTGTAAAAGAAGTTTCAAGGTCGTGAAGTTTTATATTATTTAAATATTCTATATTACCTAGCACACCAGCGTTTAAATACACAACATCTATCTGTTCAACATTTTTTAATAACGTTGACAATTTGTATGAAATATCATAAACTTTTTCTAAATCACATTCTACGTGGTTATACTCATTACTTTTTGTTCTACTAAGACCGTATATTTCATAACCATTATTAGAGTAAGTTTTTGCTAATGCTTTACCTATACCAGAACTTATACCTGTAATTAATATATTACTCAAGATACTCTCCAATTTTCAAGAAGTGTTTTATCAAAGTTATCTCTATTTAAACCTTCTACTGTATTACAAAACTCTGAGAAGCTTTCCATATCTAAATTTAACTTTCTAGCTTGTGTAGCATAATGGTCTGTAATACTATATCTACCAGTAACCATAAGATATGGACTTACTGTTTTTTTAAATAATGATTCATAATACTTGTGAATAAACTGATTTAATCTTAATGCTTTATTATTATCTAAAACATTTTCTAACTTTAGATTTCCAGCACCTTTACCTAATGACATTACTGACGTATCACAAAAATCTACATAAGGACTATCGAGACACATAATATAATTCATATATGCTTTACCTGTATGGTTATGTAGATGAAAACAAGTATTCTTACCAGAGTCTTTTATTCTCTTGAAAAAGTGTTCATATCTTTTTATATCTTTATGTAAGTTTAAATGTCCGTGTGTATCTGCAAAACCTATAATATCAAAATCAGAATCAAGAACTATATCAAGTGCTGAGTTAAGTTCATCGTCTGTATAGTTAGTTGTGTTGAAAAGATTAAATGCTATCTCTAAGTTAGTATGTTTTTTTAACTTCTGTGCGAAATTAAAACCTTCTTCAACCATATCTTTTCTACACGTCATTCTAATCATTTTAATTTCATTTTGATTGTCTGTAGGGTAGTCGTTTAAATCTTTACTACAATAAGAATAGTCAATCATTACTGATACATTATTTTTACCTTGTTCACCTGTAACTTCTTTGACTGTTTCGATATCTAAATTAAAAAATCTATTTTTACTTTTTGCAGTTTGTTTCCAATAACCCATTTCTACATAACTAACATCTAATTCACACATCAAATTATAATACTCTTGTGTGAACTCCATAGGCCAATCAAAATCACAAGTAAATCCACCATCTCTTAATGTAACATCAACTAAGTTCATACATCTCCGCTAGTTTAAAATCATCGAGTGTGTCTATTTCAACACTCTCGGGAAAGTTTATTGGATAAAAGTAGTTATTTTCACTCGTTCTATTTTTATTCTTTATAAACTCTTTTTTTGTAAAAATAAAGAAAGCACCGTTACCCATTATCACTGGTTCTAAGTCTTGTGTTTTAGAAACTACATCAGGATTAAAGTTCACTGGTTCTCCTTTAAAGTAAGTAAATTCTTGATGTTCTGTACAAGCACATACTGTATCGTATTCTGATAACATCTTTGTTGCATCTAACATTGTTTTTAATGTAATAAACGGTGATGTAACGTGAGGTGTTATAATAACTTCATTCTCATCTTGAACATATTTGTTAAGAAAGTTCTCTATCATAAGTAGTACAGGACTTACTCCAAATTCAATATTATTCTCCAGTTCTACGTGTGTAGCATCTCTTTTATAACAAGTTACTTTATCTAAAGTTTTACATTCATTAATTATTGTATCACTATCTGTATCTATATATACATCTTGAGTTTTTAATGTGTTTAACAAATGTTTATATAATGGTATACCACCTAAATCCAAAAAGTTTTTATTTGGTAATCGTTCAGATTTTTCTTTTATTATTATAAAAAACTTCATTCTTCAATAAAAGTACAAATAATTTTTCTTGTTTGTTGAGGGTATACATTATCACCTGGGTCTAATTCAAGAAAATGTATATCTTGCCATTTACCTAACATCAACCAACCTTCTTCAACAGGTATCGTCTCAGAGGTGTTAAAAAATAGTGACCTCATATGTGAATATGCATTTATTCTTTCCTCTGGTGGTACATCGTTTCGTAGTGATATCAAATCGTGTAAATATCTTCTGTTATCGGGTTTATGTTTTGGTAAATATTTATCTAACCAAAATCTAATATCAGCGTGATGTAATAATTCATTTTCTAAAACTCTAAGTGATGTTGTTGTATGTGTTGTGTAGATGTGAACTATACCACTTTTACCCCACTCTTTAGCATAACGCTCAACTGTTGGTGTTATAATTGTGAATAGTTTATCTGTTTTAATTTCAATTGTTTGTTTCATTATAGCCTTTCAATAATTTTTTTGTCACCAAAAAGACCAACGTCTTTCCAATTTCTTAAAAATGTTTTATTATTAATTATCTCATCAACAGCTCCAACAACATCCATCCATTTTACACCTTCATCATCTTCTTTTCTCCAAGCTGCTCTTTCATATTTACCTACCCAATAATCATCGAACACAACGATACCACCTTTAGTTACTAAATTTGAATAATCATCCCAATCCTGTAATACACCTTTCTTTGTATGGTCACCGTCAATAAAAAGTAAATCAATCTCAGGGTAGTTTTCTTTTACATAATTTATAACTTTTGAATCGTGTGATGAACCTTTAATTAAATCATATTCGTGTTTCCATTCATTATTTTTCTCTATGTTTTCAGTAACTAATTCTAATGTATTTACACCAAAGTTTTGGTCACTATTTCCCTCACCTAATAACTCTGGATAAAAACCTTCAAACATATCTATTGATACAAATTTTGACTTATGTTCAGTTTGCATCATCGTTAACAATGCACCACCCCACAATGTACCAATCTCTAATACTGTTTTACATTTATCACCTAATAAATTTTTTATTATATATAAAACGTGAGTTGATTGTAACATATTGTTCAAAGCTACTCTACCATTGATATTGTTATTTAAATCCTCAACAATACCTTTTGCAATACCTTTGTATTTAAAATTTTCTATATCATTAAAATTCATTTAAAACCTCATCTAACTTTTTATATTCAAGTTCTTGAAAAGCGTTTGTAGCATCACAATTTAATAAATTTACACTATACTTGTCAAGCTCTTTTTTTACGTGATTATAATTTATCCACTCTCGTTTACCTGGTTTTTGTACTGCGTCATAGAAATGATTCCAACCACCGTCACACCCTAATAAGTATATTTCTTTAAACCCTAAATACACAGCTAATGGTATAGCTAAATTATCAACTGTACTACCACCATATGAAGTGAACACTTTAAAATTTTCTGTATCGATATAATACTCTTCAGTTTTTAATAAATTATCTCTTTCATCATTAACGTGATTAATAAATATACCACTTTTTTCCCAATGTTCTAATGTATAGATATTTTTAAATGTAGGGTCTAATTGTACCCCGATACAAGTAGAGCCTGGACCGTTTGTGCAATTACCTTTACCTGTCATTTTACAACCATTACCTATCACATAAGTACCATTAGACATTCTATCAGAAAATACTGTATCGTAATTATGTTTTATTACTTGAGTATCTGCTACACATAAATAATCAGGTACAAAATCTTTTTTGTGAAGTATTAAATTGATACCAATGGTTATTTCATTTTCTAATAACGACATATCTACGTTATCTAAACTACTTCCAGTACCAACGATAAAACATCTCTTGTCTTTGTGTAAATTTTTCTTTACAGTTTCCATTCATCTAACCAATTAGTATTGTAATACTTATCATTACCTTCGACATAATAAGATGATAGTCTTTTATTTCGTCTCAAAACTTCTACGACTGAATTGGTATTCATAACATAGTTGTACTTGTCTCTTACTCTCATTGACCACTCAACATCTTCTGCATCACCCCAAGCTAATTTTTCATCTAATGGGTCTTGTTGCATTACAGTTTTCTTTGCAACCCACCAAAATCCAGAGATTTGCATGTATTGGGTTTTTGTATAATCATACGGGACTAATGCGATTCTATGGTCAAATCCATCAACATTATAACATAAATCTGGGTCATCCCATGCTAACCAATCTCTAAATCTATGACCTTCTATTGCTTTATGAATACACATACAAATATCCCAATCATCACCAAACTTCAGAAACCCGTTGTACCAATCTTTGTCAAGTCTTATATAATCGTGTGAAAAAACTATATTATTAAATTTAGCATTCTCTGTAATCATATTCTTTTTTCGTGTAAACCAACCTGGTCTAGGGTTTATGTCATCAAACTCAAAATGTGTAACATCGTTATCATTTTGATATTCATCGTCACCACCAACGATAATAATTTCATAACTATCATCGGGTATTTTATTTTCTCTGATAGCTTCAATCATCTCTCTAATATGGTTATTAGTATTTCGAGACATTCGTTGTGGTTCTTTTGTTGTTGTTATACCGAAAGTAAATTGCATATTATTTCTTTTTAATTTTAGGTAAGTCTATTTTATCTCGGTCCCATTCTTCATCTGACCAGTAGACAAATGGGTCTTTTTGTCTTATTTGTTTCATTTTTGTTTCAAGTTTTTTTTGTTTTTTACTCTTGAACATCGATTGAATACCTTTTCTCATATAGTATACCCAATTTTTTAACATTACTTCTCCTATACTTTTTTAAGTAGTATCTTTGGTTCATTAAAATATAAATAGTCTATATCTGTTCGTAAAAAACAATTTATTGCGTGTTCTGGTGTTTCAACAATAGGTTCTCTATCATTAAAACTTGTGTTCAGTACAATTGGTACACCTGTTTTTTCTTTGAACTTTTTAATGAAGTTATAATACCATTTGTTATCACTTTCTGTAACGGTTTGTAATCTAGCTGAACCATCAAAATGAACTACTGCTGGTACTTTTTCTCTAGCGTCTTTATGAAATTTAATTACTGTAGTCATATAAGGACTATCTATGTCTCTTTCAAACCACTCATTTACATCTTCTCTAATGATTGATGGAGCAAATGGTCTAAACCATTGTCTATGTTTTACTTTTTCATTTATAATATCTTTCATATTTTTACTTCGAGGGTCAGCAAGAATACTTCTGTTACCTAAAGCTCTACGACCTGATTCTGAACCACCACCATATACTGATATAACGTTATCATCTTTTGTTAATAAATCAACAACAGTCTCATCGTCAACAATTTCAGCTGTAACTTTATCTTTATTATTATTAATAGCTTCTTGTATGGTATCTTCGTGATATGTAAACCCTAAATAAGTCGGACTATTATCTTTCCAGTTAATTCTTGGTTGATTCATAAAGTTTTCACCATGCCAAAGTATTTGACTTGCTCCAATTGGTAGACCAGCGTCATATGGTACAGGTGGTATGTATATGTTTTCAACTATACCTTCAAAAAATTCATATAATCTACCAACAAGCACAGAGTTCAAAGATACACCACCTGCTAAACACAAGTTTTTAGGTTTATACTTGTGTACGTAATATTCTAGTCTTCTAATGATTTGATACTCAGAAGACCATTGTATTGCTGCCGATACATCGAACTGAGCTTCTTCACCACCTTTTTTGACCACATCTTTGATTTTTCTAGGGTCGATAACTTGTGGTAAATGTATACGGTCTTTGAAAAAATCACCATATTTTTTATAATCACCCATACAAGCCATTGCCATAATTGTACCAGCTTGATTACCATAAGGATAACCAGTTGATAAATCAAATACGTGTTCTAACATTTTATTCCAACCACCACCAATGTTGAAATCATATATATCTTTAATTTCTAATCTTTTTATATTATTACCATTACCGATAGAAACTGTCCAACCTGTAGCCATAACTTCATCTTTATCATACTGTTGTTTACCTTCACACTCTTCTACAAAGTCCCAACCACCTGCATCGATTGTTACAATTAATGCTTCATCGAAGTTACTTGAAAAAAAAGCATTTGCTGCATGTGATTGGTGATGACCAAAATACCAAAATTCACCATCAACATCTTCAATGTGTTTATCTAACATTTTTGCTGTATCTGGATATCTAACTGTATGACCACCTTTCCAGTTATCCACAACGTGAGTAAAATATTTTACATTTTTCCAGTCATCGTACGTCTGAGTTATGAAATCTAAAGCATCACCTAGATGTTCTTTTTTACGAGTGAATCTTTCAAGTTCATTATGTATAACTGGTATACCTTTATCCATTACAGAATATGAACAATCGTGTCCAGAATGAAATCCTATAATTTTGTTTTCTTTTTTAATCATTATTTCCTCCGTATAATAAATCTAAAATAACTACATCCTTAAATTTTTTATGTGCATCAAATGATGGATGTAAATCATCTTGATACCATTTATCTTTTTCTAAATTATATTGTGACCATTCAGTCAAACCACCAAATTTTATCTTTTCATTGTTGAAAAACCACCAATTATCCCAATCTATCATATCCCAATAATGGTTGATACCAAACACCGAGTTATGAGTTTCTGTATTACAATAACTAAATTTATCTTTTAATAATTCATTATTTATATTTTCGTATTTTTCTTCTTTTGAAAATATATTTTTATTCGTACTATCAGTAAATAAATCCCAACCACAAAACATAGTATAATCTATATTTTTAGATTTTAAATACGATTGAACCATGAATATTTTTTCAAGTAATTCAAAAAAGTGTAACTCATCTGAATGAATATTTTCCCAGTAAGTTTTCCAAAACTCGTGAGAATTTTTAAAACCTTCGTTCATTGGCATTAACCAAGATGACCAAGATGATTTCAAAAAGTTTTGTGCTGGTGGTGACATTTCAAATTGTCCTTGATTAATCATATATTTTCTTTCCATCGTTGTTAATTGAATAATTACTTTACGAATCTTTTTACCTTCACGTAATAAATTATCAACTGATGTGATTAAACCTCTGAGAATAATATCATTTGAACTACCTTTATGTCCTACGTTTAAAACTGTTGTGGGTGTATCTTTAAACTGTTCTTCAAGATAATCAGACCAAGTAGTTTTAAAGTTAGTAAAACTACAACCTGTTGTAACTATATATTCATCTTTTAAAATATATTTACCTATAATATTAAAAATAACATTATTAAAAAAACTATGTTGAGCTTGATTAGATGGGTGTTTATCTTCTCTATCATAATCACCATAACCAGCTGCAGATGCATTACCTCGTGTATGAAATTTTTCTTCTAAATTATCCTTTGCCCATTCAATTATACCACCGTATTTAACATCTTCATTAGAATGAAACCAAAAATTAGAAATATCTATATGTTTTTCTAAGTTTAAGTCGTTTTCAAATATTTGCCAACCACATATCATTTTATGTTTTATATCATTTTTATTTAAAAACTCTTGAGTTTTTTTAACATTTTTTAGTGTATTATCTAAAGCCTTTTCATCTGTATGACTACTAAAATATTCTTTCCAATGAGGTTTATCTTGTTCAAGTGAACTTAAACTCCAACCATTATATTGTGTATCATAAAATTTATTTACTGATACATAATTTTTATTTATAAAAAGACTATGTCTGTCTATTCCACTCCATTGTACAATAGCATACATATCTTCAGGTTTTTTACCTTTTTCGAGTAGTTCAGTAGTTATCTGCATTAAATTTCTTGCAATTGTACCGTTATCTGCAGCATCTCTTGATATATTATGAATACTAACACTATTGAGTTCTTGGTGAGTGCCTGAAGTTTCACCAAAAAGTTTATTCATAAAATGTGGGTATGAATGATAACTTTTATTTTTTGAATTTAACCTATGTGATACATCTAAAGCTGTTGTGTCAGCTGATATACTACACCCTGCTATAATAATATCCATTAAATTAACTCTAAAGTTTTTAGTTCTTGTAAAGTACTATCATCTATTGACATATTGTAACCATCATATATTGTGAAATCTAAATTATTAAAGTCACCTCGTCTTACTGTATGACTACAATAAATAGGGTGATTATATTTAGTTCCTAAAATTTTATACCCATCGTTCTTTGCTTTTTCACTACCTTGTAATTCAAACTCCCACGGGTTCATATTTGGTTCTAAATACTTCAACATATACTCTTTGTTCCATATAGAATACACAACTGATAATCTATAGTCAGCCTCTTGGTCTAACTCTATAACAGGTGTTTCTCTATTAGGTGGGTCTGGTTCGAGTAATGATTGTATTACTGTATGTGGTTTCGTTTGAGCTGCAGTCTCAAGAGCAATTCTACCAACATCTTCATTCATAAAATCATATAATACAGATAACACATCTAGTCTCACTGGTCTAATTATAAATTGGTCTTCTACTGCGTGTATAAAATATTTATCGTCAATTGTTTCGAAAAAACTTTTCAAATCACTACACCAATCCTGAACTGTTGTTTGTTTACCTAATGATATAAAATCAAAATTATCATATAAATCGAATGTAGGTTCTTCATAACCTAGTATTGTAACTGGTTGCAAGTCATCCCAAAACTTGTTAAATAAATACTGAAATGGTCTCATTAAATGAATATATTTATTTGAAGTGGAAATGAATATTCTCATACTAAAATCACCTTTAATGAATACGTCTTAAAATTTTCTGAAATCTGTACAACATCTTTACCTGTCTTGATTGGTTCACCATTACCAGTTGCTAATATAAAACCTTTTATTTTGTTATCTTGACCTTTATCATCTATGAACTTTATCTCAAGATACCAGTATTTAAACTGAGGTGTATCACTTACTCTATCATAACAAGTAGAGTCGGCATTAACAGTATAATCTAAACCTTTAAAAGTATCTAATATTTTATTTGGTAAATCACCGTATCTATGAGCTATATCAAATTCAGTTTTTTCATACTGACTAACTTTACTATACAAAATATTTATTGCCTCTTGTTTTGAATTATTATTAATCATAGAATAACTTCTTTACCTTCACCACTATATCTCAAGTAATCTATTCGTGAGTAATCATAATCTTTGATTCTATAGTTTGTCCAATCACCAGCGTATGGTCTACGTATGTTTATACAACCAGCTATATTATCTATACCGGCTCCGACATCCATATACACTGCATCTTTATATTTCTTTAACTTATGCAATATACCACTTTTTGAATGACCTATACCAACTAAAAATATATTTGATTGTGATTCTTTTAATTGAGCTCCAACAAACTCTTCAACTAAATTTATATCATCACATGCATATTTTTGTGGGTAATGAATATAATCAGTAAAATTATCTAACCCAAGATATTCTTTGTACTCATCATAACTCATAAGTTCTTGTATTAGATTTAATTTCTCACTAGCTCCAATCAATCCAATTCTACCTGAAAATTGTTTAAAGAACCATTTGTTTGCTACAAGACCATAACCATATTCAGCTGGATAATCAATCTGTTTACCTATAACTTCCTTAAACATCTCTCTGTTTTCTGGGTATATCTCACAAGTATAATAGTCATTCTTTGTAGCACCTTCAGTAAACTCTGAATGATTTATATCATCATATGAAACACTTATTGCTCTATTACCTGGTTTAGCACTACCGACTTCTTGTTTTGTTAAAAAATAATAATCACCGTCACCAAATTTGTAAAATGTTTCTGACTCACCATGCCTGACTGAAGTACACAAATGAGTTTTGAATTTACTCAAATCTTCTTGAAAGTCTGGATACGTATTCTCACTATTAAAGCAAGGGTTTGTATCAAGATTGATAGTATTTTCTATATTATATATTGTCTTCAACGTATTTGTTTACCCAGTAAATCACGTAATCAATATCTTCTTCTGTCATTCTATTATGACAAGGTAGTGTTAATAATTTTACCCATTCTGATTCACAAACTGGATATTCTCTATCTTGTTTTAATGGACCGTATTTATACAATGGTTTGAAATGAACTGAAGTATGTATTTTTTTATCTGCTAGATAATCAATCATAGAATCTCTATGTTCAGCTGGTACTCTACTTACGTAATATTGAACAGTCTCAGAATGTGGTGGTCTTTCAATCATTGAATTTAATTCAGCATTATATCGTGATTGTACGTGTCTTCTAAATTCTAAATGTTCTGGTAGTTTCTTCATTTGTTCTAAACATATAGCTGCTATAATATCAATCATATAATATTTATAACCTAATAAATCTACTTCATAATCCCAAGCATAACCTGGTTTACCACTTTGACCTTGAGCTCTACTCCAAGTAGAAGATACACCGAACCAAGTCATCTCTCTACATTTATCAGCTAATTGTTTATCATTCGTGGTTATCATACCACCATCACCAGCTGGCATTGTCTTTACTGCTTGAAATGACCACACTGCAGCATCACCATCAAGACCAGCACCTGGTGTCCAACAACTATGAGCACAATCTTGTAATATAAAACCACCAAACTTTTTTCTTAGATTTTCATAATCTGCGATGACACCTGCTTCATCAACTGAAATTAAGACTTCACTATTTGATTTCTTATACCGTTCAACATCATCAGGGTCTATACATAACGAATCTCTTTTCACATCAACTATGTTAGATGTACAGTCATTCCAAAGAGGCACCATAGCTGTTGCTATAAATGATATAGCTGGGTTAATTACATCAATACCCTTGAAACCCATAGCTTTCATAACTAGGTCTTGACCGTGTGAATTACTAGTGACTGCCACTGCATATTTATGACCAACCATTTTAGCAAACTCTTCTTCGAACTGAGCTACTTTAGGGCCTTTACCCCACCAACCACTTTCAATAACTTCTCTGATTGCTTGTACTTCTTCTTCACCACCTTTTGGACCTAAAACTGGTAACATACTTTCTCTAATTTTCATTATCATCCTCCTCGAAAACTTCAACCATTAAAACGTTTGGGTCGTGTATTAATACCATAATACCATCTTTTGTTGTGAACTTAGTAAATTGACCTTGTTCGATAGTCTCTGTATCTATACCGTGTATTGTTTTACAATGACCACCTACAAAATGTATAATCTGAGTAACATATCTACCTTTTTGTGCTACGCTTGATTTAAGACCTGTCATTATATATTCTCATAAAATTCTTTAAATTGTTCAAATAATTCATTTGGTGGTGATTCGTATAAATCCTCACCACTTTTATATTTATCAATTATCATTATGTTTTTCAAATTATCTGTTAAGTCTTTTTCCCATTGATATCTCAATCTAAAACCTTCTTCAACTGTTTGTTGTGTAAACGTAGGTGTCTTTACAAAGAATGGTAATACTGCTGAACCACTCGCTCCATAAATACTACATTTTGTGGCTTTCAATAAAGCTAATTGTTTATCTAATGAATCTTCATCATCATCAAAATTAATTGTCATTATACGATTTTTATTATCTTCATATAACTTTGTACCCTCAAAACTCATAGCACCACCTGCAGCACCACTTGTTGATAAATTAATCACAACTATATTTGTATTTAATTCATTTATAACTTTATCTAAAAATATTTCCCAACTATCAGGATTCCAATTTAAATAACAACCACCTGTACTAGGTCCTCTATTTCTATCTCTAATTCTTGCCATCAATGCTATTGTATCTCTATCATCTGAGAAATATTCTTGAATTTCTTTTTTAATACTATCGTACATTTCTGTATTGATTTCATAATTAACATATTCACCAAATGGTTTTTCATCGTGTATGTGTTTACCACCTGCATATGCATTTGCATCACACCAATATAAAGATACCTCGTGTCCTTCTTGTTGATATCTATCTGCTACTTGATATGTAAAATCTTTTAATTCATCTGGAATAACTTCACCTACATCTATTATATGTTGACCACCAGCTGCTGGATATTTTAATGTCTGTTCAAGTTCTTTTGGATATGAAACATATTCATCAATGAAATCTTTATACATAGCACGTCTACCTTTGAAACCAATATGCACTGATTTATAATCTTTAAACTCTTCGTTTCTTATTTTTCTGATACCTGGATTCCACCAACTTAGTTCATAACTAAACTCACCACACCACGGTCCAAATATTACAACTTTTTCCATTATTACTCCGGTACTAAATTATATGTTTTAAATAATTCTATCATTTCATTGTCGATTAATTTTAAATCTAAATCATTTTTACCTTCAATAAAAACATCCCACGAACTTTGAACGTGTGGTTGAAAACCTAATGCACATACAGGTTTTTCAGCCGCGTTATATCGTTTTTCCATATGTGTTAACCCTACGTTGAATTTGTTATTCAAAGTAGTTAGATAGTCTTTTATTGGACTATTATTTCTTAATAACGCCATGTAATTCTCATCACTATAAAAATTTGTATTATCATTTAATTTCATAAACTCTACTATATACTCTACTATATTTACTGAAGATTGTTTTAAAAACATTGAACACGTATTCCATTCTGATGTGTATACATAAGTACATCCACCAATCTCACCATCAAATTCAGGAAATTCAATCTCACTTACTTGCCAAGAATCTTGGTCGTGAAACCAAAAATCATCTTCTATATGTCCATTCATCATCAACTCTAACATACCATACCACTTGTTATTAAAAATATTCGTAGTGCATATGTTTTTAAGTTTGATATTCTTTACACCGTTATGTTCAAAATTAAAATTTGTACCAATGATTATATCTTCTTTTTTCCAACCAAATCTTAAACTATTATCAACTTGAGCTCTAAAATAATTTAATAACAATTCATTGTCATATCTTTTATTATCTTTGACTACATTATAAATATATACATTTTTCATTGACTACAATTAAACTTTCCGAACTAACAAATCTTGATTAAAATTATTAATGTAAAACATATTTTGTTGTTCTTGTTTTTGTATTGTTTTAGGGTGATATAAACTTAACTCTTCGTGTGGTGGTAGATGTGCATATGTTTTAGACCCGGTTATGTATTCGTGAAGTGGTCGTGTCCATCTTATATCTTTATGATTACGAAATACTCTTGCTTGATAATCAGGATAGTTAACCCAACCTTTTTCTGAAACTCTCCATTGCCATCTTTGTATATGTTCTTCTTTCATACCCTCAACTGTATTTACACGAGGTATCCAAATCAAGTCTACATTATTTATTTCTATAATTTGAGGTAATTGTTGAAGTAATATTTCATTAGGGTATTCATCTGCATCTATGTGAAATATATAATCACCTGTTGAATTTTCTATAACTGAGTTTTTATGAGCTGCAAAGTCACCATCAAGTTTTCTCTGATAAACTTTTATAACTTTCATATCATCGTGTCCATATTGTTGAGTCCAACTCTGTAACACGTTTTCTACAGCGTCATCTTTACCATCTACACAAATAATGATTTCATCTTGTGATTGTGTTTTGTGAATTAATATTTCTAATAACCTATTTAATTCGTCAGCTTCATTGTGAACTGTAATACCATAACTAATTTTCAATTAATACCTCACGCATCTTCTGTAGTATCAGCACCTGTTACTACTGAAGTTTTTCTTTTTACTTTTTCTACTGTTTCATCTACAATATCTTCTACCACTGTTTCATCTTTAGTTAAAGATTCAACTAATTGTTTTGGTAAATCAATTGGTTCTAAAAACACTGCTGATTTTTTTGCTTCATCGTAGTCATAAGTTCTATAAATAGAAAATTGTTGTAATTTCTTTTTTATAGTATTATACACACGTGGTGTAGCTCCACGAGGTCCTACACCTTCTATATCTACTCTAAATATCTCATTATTAGCATCAACTACTTTAATCTTTCCAAGTTTTTGTAATATATCAACAAGTAATACTTTATTTTTAATTAAAGGTATAGTCCCTGCTTCTTCTAATTTCAACCCAACTAATTGAAAAATTTTACTACCATCTTTTTTCTTATGTGGTAGTTTTGTATTAAGCACGATTATTGATGTTAGTGTTGGTATAGGTTGTTTTCCTTTATATCTGAATGATATAATATCTCCAGCTTTAACTTTACCCCAATTGTATATTTGTTTTGGCATTATGTACTGAGGTCTTTTGTTATACCCATTGCCTTACAGGCTTGTAGAAAACCACTTTGAGCTGGGAACGATTTAGCACCTTCTAAGTCGAGTCTTTTGTTATGACCTTGATATTTATCACGTTCGTTCTCTGGTATATCAACAATAGTTGCATATTTCCAAACCCAAGAATCAATTGTGCCCTCTGGGTATATCATACCTTTTTCACCCATATTAATCACACTTGGAAACCAAGTAATGTTTCTAGTTTCATCTTGAAACTGTAATGAGTTCACTAACTTTGGTGATTTTTTTAATTCATCTAATAATTTCAGACTATGAGTTTCGTATCGTGAATCACTCATATAACCACAATTAAAACACAAATAAGCATTATAGTCTTTTTGTAAATCTTCAAAACATTTATCTGTATCTAAACAAACTGGACAATCTATTACTCTTTCCATATTATACTTTCTTTAATTTAGGTAGTTTAAGTTTTGGTAATTTAGTTGAAGGCTCTGATACTTTTTTTAATGTTGGTAATTTCAACTCAACTTCTTTAGGAAACTCAGGTACATACTTATCTAAAATTTCACCTAATTTTGTTGTCATAGCATCTAAAGAAAATTTAGATTTATTTACCATACCAAGTTTTTTTGCATTAAGTGTATAATTTTTATAATTATCAAATACATCTTTCATATATGCTGATGCCTCTTGGTAATTAACTGTAAACCACTTTGAACCTTCTACATACATATTTTCTGGAAACGCACTTTTTGGTACATCATCTACTGAACCATTTAATAATACTGCTGATGATTTAGGTAGAAAGTCTACGTGACCACTCCAACCAGATGCTATTACTGGTTTTTGAGAAATTGTTGATTCAAGTAAAGGTCTACCAAAACCTTCACCGTGTGTGATATTAACGTGAGCTTTTACCTTTGGATGATTATAAAGTTCATTCATTTCTTCATCAGTAAAGTCGCCGTGTAGTAAATAAATATTAGGTAAGTCACCGTTTATCGTATCTTTAATAACTTTGATTCTATTTAGTATATCCTCTCTATCTAGTACAGAAAATGTAGCACCACTTGTTTTCATTATCAAACCTGGTTTAGTTTTCATATTTTTAAATGTTTCTAAAAATACTTTTACTAACATACCAGTGTCTTTTCTATCGTTACCTAAACCACCTTGTAACCAATGACCAACGTATAAAAAGTTAAATGACTCTTTTACATTTTTCATCTCATCAACAAAATCTTTTGAGAATTTATCAGTTTTTTTGAATATGTTTGTATCAACACCTTCAAATAAAACTTCTACTGGTTTTTCTACTTTTATTTGACCAGCTGGTTGATTTGTTTCTTTATTATTTACATTAAACGAAACACTATTCATTACATCTTTTACAAAATGAGATGGTACTATATTCATATCCATTTTATTCATACCTTGTATCCATTCAGGTGGACATGCAGTTTTTTCTAAACCTGCTGTAATACCTATATTATATTTACCAAACTGTTGAAATTCATTTGGTATTACTATGTGAATATGTAGTTCTGGTTGTTTGTCTAATTTTGGTTGTTTTAACAATCTATCTATAATCAATTTATCATTAGGGTCGTCTTTGTTCAATGCATTCATTGAACAATTACCCCACCTAACATTGTATATCATTATATCATATTTATCTAACTTAACTAAAGCCCTAACGATATCTCGACTGTGTGCACCATAACCACTTCTCGTTGCGACTGGTGCTGTAACTAAACATATTGGTTTACTCATTATAACTCCTACGTCTTAAATATACTATATCTTTTTCTTGGTTTCCATTTTTCAAATGCTGTTTCCATATGATTTACAAAATTATCACTCATATGTTTACTTGACATCATACTATCATCACTCAATACAAACTCTCTACCTTTTGTACCACATTTTTCTCGTTCTTCTTTTCCCATATCATACCAGCTTTTAATTTTATCTGCCACTTCAACATAATCACACCTGTCATCGAAAATATAAGGTGTTGGTATTGAACCTTGTAATGAACGTGTCTTAGGCCAAACTGGTTTTACCCATTTACCATGAGATAAGTCTTTATTGTGTTCCCACTTTCTCCAATCGTGAAGTGATTTTATCTCTTCGTAGTCTTTTGAGGTTAATAATCCTTCACTATAACCAGACTTATCACCGTTATACTTTTTTAATTTAAACCCACATTGGTCTTGTAGACCACCAGTAACGTTGACGATAATTGGTGTCCCTGCCATCAATGATTCACAAGTACCAAGACCAAAACCTTCATTACTTGCTATATTAATAGTAACGTCAGCTATATTGTACAAGTGATTAAGTTGAGATATATCTAATTTTCTATCACTAAAGTAAACTTTGTAATCTGGACATAAGTCTTTAACAACGTTAGGTAGATGTGTACCATTTTCATCGATTGGTTGTGTATGTAATAACAAAGCACATTTGTTGGCTTTATCTGATGGTAACATTTCACAAAAATGTTTAAATGCCATTATAATATCACTAGTCATTTTTCTACGAATATTTCTATTATTGTAAAACATAATAAACTCAACGTCATCATCGGTTAATTGTTTTTTCATTGTTTCTACTTTTTTATACTCTTCATCAAAGATTGATATAGGATAAAAAGCATTACTAACACCATGAGGTAAATAAGTACAATCCCAATCTGTTCTTGGTTTCTTTTTTGCAACTTCTTTTACAATAGCCACAGTTTGTTTTGATATGTTCATTATTAAATCAGAACACTCGTAGAAATTCTCATTATACTGTGGAGCTGGCCAATCATCCCAAATGTTATAATAGAAGATAGGTATCTCCTGTCGTATTTCGTGTTCCATTTCATACAACCAACCCCAAAATCTTGGGTCTGTATAGTGTAGGATTGCATCTGGTTTTTCAATACTTATAACATTTCTAAGTATGTCTGCGTTACCATAACCATTTACTGGGTAAATTGTTAGTTTACCGTCTTTGACACCTGTCTCTTCTTGAACAGATTTGTCCATATTAACAATCTTACCTTCTTCAGGATGTTTGATTGCTCCACCAATTTGAATCCAATCGAATTTATCTAAAGTACCTAGAACAAATTCTTTTGACATTGTACCAATACCAGATGTCATACGTAAATCATCTGATAATAATAGTATCTTTTTTTTAGACATAAAACCTCTAATCGTTTAGTATGTTTTTAGTAGAACCAACTTCAACTTCAAAATAATCTAACATTTCTAATTTATCACTATAGTCAGCCATCTTACCTAATTCTTTTTCTATTTCATCCATCAAATCACCATGTTCACCAATACCCATTGAATTTCTCATTAAATTCTCGACATTGACTCTATGTTTTTCTATTCCTGCTTTGAAATGTAATCTACATGCTCTTATATAATCTGACCTCATATTACTCATAATCTACTCCCACTTTGTTTTAAGTTTTGCCAATTTTTTATTTTCATATTAAAATCGTTGTCTAATAAGTACAAATCCATTGAACGATTTACTAATTTTTGTAATGTAAACTCATCATCTAAGTTTGAACTTTTGAATTTTCTATATAGTTCTTTTAAAACCTTAACGGATGTTAATTTGTAATTCATAAAAACCTCTGTATATATGTATATATATAAGTATATATCAGTCTAAAATTTTAGTTAATTTTTTTTCCTTAATTGCATAGTTTATAGTACTCATTGTACCTCTTGACTCTACATCTTTAGGTATAAAAGCAACGATAATATCACTATACTCTGCAATTTGTTTGTTTCTTTTAAAATAATTTGAAACATAATATGGTTTATTATATTTTGTAGCTGGTAGTTTACAATGCATGTTCCAATTATAATGTGATGGTGGGAACTCTACGTAACTCATACCAAACTCTAAAGCAAATTTCTTAGCATAACCATCAGCACCATCTCGTTGACCACCACTAACTATTTCTACTTCATCACCATATTTTTCTTTTATTTCAAATATTAAATCTTTTATTTTCTTTTTATTAGTGTAAGCTCTACTCCCAACTATACCAATCTTAGTCTTCATAGTCATTTCTTTTTTGTTTTTTTATAGGCTTTTCTGTTGTAGTGAACTTTGCCACATTATAAAATTCTTTTAAACCTTGTAGTATTTGTTTATTTTCTGAATACTTAAATTGAAATCTTTTTCTACTACTTTTACTAATATTTAGAGGAGCTATATCAAACCATATAAAATCATTTGTTTTAATGATAGAACTTTGTTTGACTACTGTTCTGAAAGATAATTTATCTTCCCATCTTACTAAAAAATCTTTTAACTCTGTGCCTTTAATTTCATCATTGTCAAACCATAAATACAATAACACTGCAACGTCTAACTCGTTATGAATTTTATTTATTTGTTTCATAACATTAGATTCGATTTCACTATTAATAAAATCACTTAACTTTAATCTTAAACTTAGTTTATTTTTCATCACTTAACTCCTACGTCACAATGTTCAGTTCGATTGAACTCACAATATCTACAATTTTTTTTAGATGGTTGTTTTATATAAGTATGTTCTAAATTATATTCACCATTAACAAATGACTCATCAAGAAATTGATTTAAATTAATCATTAATTTATTAATACTTGGTTTACCACTTGCTGGTGAAAATGTTTGTACTCTTCGTTGTGGGAAATCTAATTTTTCGTATAGTTTTCTTTTAACAATAAAATATTCTACATCAATAGTATCTATGGGTATATTATGTTGTGCACTGTAAAACTGTTTGTACAATAATAATTGATTCGTTTTATTTTTATCAGCCTTTTGATATTTGTTCCATCCCATAGTAGATGTTTTAATATCAATAATCTTATATCTATTTCTATTAGTGTCGTGTAAAATTACATCAATATAACCAATAAATTTTATATCATTGGGTAAATCATATTCAACTGGTACTTCTATACCAACAAGTTCATAATTCTTTTTACTAAAATACATACCACGTTTCTTTTTAAACCACTCTAATATCAATAACCCGTGATTATAAAACTCTTCCATATCGTGTTGTTCACAAAAAACTTCACCACCATTTTTTTCCATAGCAGTAGTATAGTTTTTTTTCATTCTATGTAATAACATTTCATCTAATGGTAATGCATCAGCCATTTTGATAGTGTCATTATACATTACTGTAAGATATGTTTGTAGTACTTCATGCATTGAAGTACCAAACAACGTATGAATACTATCTGTAAACTGTCTTAAATTATCAATATAATTAAGTTTCCATTTCCATGGACAAGTAACCCATTGATTAAATTGACTATAACTTATTTTTTTCACTTAATTGACTTTCTATATTCAACTAACATTAATACAACGTAACTTAAAAGTCCTAACACTAAAAATATTGGTAAGATTAAATTCATTATTTTCCCCACTTACCTCTACCAACGATTGTAGCCATAATACCATAATTACTGACATCAAGATACGCATCTTCTAATGGTTCGTCTTTTACAGCTGATTTCTTTTCACCAAGTAGTAATGTCTTCACACGTTGTAACTTGTCATTCATACGAAACCACAGACCTGTAAGTGATAGTTTGATTTCTTCAGGTGTTACTAAAAAAGTTCCAACACTAATATTACCAGGACCATAATCGTGTTGTTTATGTAAGAATAATTCATATTGTTCTTTTTGAATCTTCTTGAACTCGGTGGTCATCTCCGGCCACTCTTTTTCCATTTGTTCTATAATATCATACTCCTCTGATTCTACACGAGGACTATCTTTTATAACCTTTGACATATATATCTCCTAATTTACATACTTGAATATACGAATAAAAACGTATATAAGTCAAGCGTTATTTTGTATTTCCTGCTTGATACATACCAATGCTACCCAAAACATTAAGACCAGCTTTTTCTATTTTCTTGGGTTCAACACCCCATTTTTTACATAGTTCACCTAACTCTAACATACCACCTTCTGTAAGCATATACATTTCAACCATATCATATGCTTCTTTTTTACTTACTTCGTTATGATTTGCTACTACGTTGATTAACCAATTTGGATGTGCCATTTCACTTCTCCCTTTTGTGTATTTTAACCATTGTTTACCTTTTGGTAACACATTTGTATATAATTTATACAAATCTTTAGGTTTTAAATTGTATTTTTGTAATTCATTTACGAGCTCAACCCATTCCATCTTCATTGATAAGAATCTATGAGTCATATAATTAGACCAAGTTTTTTTATCTTCTTCTGATATTTCTTCCCAATAATTAGGATTTTGAACGCTTGTTATCTGTTTTATGTGGTCGAACAGAGTTTTCTTTTTTATCAAAGATTTTTTCGTAGTTTTCTTCATACTTTTTTATATTTGAAACTCTATTAGAATCTCCCTTTCCTGCTTCTGAATATTTTTTACTCATAATGATGTTGTCTACCAAACTCACCTTTGTTTCTTATTTTCTTAATGTGTTTACCATATAACATACCAAATAAACGTAGTCCAATGTTATGAAAGAACCAAAGAATTATTTTCTCTCTCATATATCCAAAGTAGGAAAACTTGACTTGTTTTCATCTTCTTCGATACCACTACCTTTTAACATATCTCTAGGTACTTTACCACAATTACCACAACTATAAACATCAATCGGTACTAATGCTTCTTCACCTGTTGGTGATACTAAAGGTGATATTCTTTTAATAATTGTAGAAGCTATAAATAAATAATTTCCACAATACTCACATTTCATAGTTTCTGCTTGTTTCAAGTCAACTTTTACTTGTGCTTGTTGTGGTTTAGGTTTCTTCATTGGATGCATACTCATTTAATTACTCCTAATAATTCTATTAACATAGCCATTGCATTAATCTCTTTATCAACTACTTGACTATCTGATAACTCGTATCTTGCAATAATCAAAATACACTCTGCAACGTGTCCCGTACCATATGAATCAACTTCATCATATAATAATCTAAACAAGTCAGCAAAGTCTGTAATCTTATTGTCAGCCAATAGTTGTCTGATTTCTTTGAAGGCGTTTTTTTTATTTTGTGTTTCTAATATTTTTAATAATTTTAGTTTGTAGTCGTTTTGAATTATACTTGATACATCTAACTTTAGTCTACCTTTTACTACATTTCTTTGAGCTGAATTAATCACTCTACGAATATCTGGATAACCACTTTCGACTAAAACTTTGATATCTTCAGGTGAATCCATAATATTTTCTTTCACTAAAATACTATGTAGATGTTTTGCTACTTGACCTTTTGAAGGTGGGACAATCTGAAATGATTGACAACGACTTTGTATTGGGTCAATGATTCTCTCAACATAATTACAAGTCAATATAAATCTACAATGTTTTGAAAATGTTTCCATAAGATTACGAAGAGCAGCTTGTGCATTTGGTGTAATGTAATCACACTCATCTAAAATAATTATTTTAAAATCTTTAAAACCAATTGTAGATGCAAATTGTTTTACCTTTGTACGAACTGTTTCAACATTGTTTTCATCAGATGCGTTGATATATAAGTAATCACATTCAATGTTTTTCACAAGTATCTTTGCGAGAGTGGTTTTACCTGTACCAGCTTTACCGTATAATAATAAATGTGGTAAATCACCACTCTCAAGATACATCGATACTTTTTCAAGTAAATGTTCATTACCTAAATATGTATCTACACTTGTTGGTCTATACTTTTCTGTCCATAAAGTGTTTGACATTAATCTGTTTCACTCACTGCAACTAAGAAATAAGTAGATGTAAAGTCATCTATTTTAAAACTAATCTTTGCCAGACCTTCACTTGAGATTTGTAACAAAGCACTTTCACAATCTTTATTAGCAATCAACACTTCTTTAAATAAATCAGCATTAAATGAAATATTATCTATACTTGTGAACTCAGATGAAGTCACTGGTATCGTTACTCTATTTGTATTTACAGCAGAATAACCAATAACTAGTTTAGTTTTTTTATTAGTTTCATCTGTAATTACTGTAAACGTATCAGTTTCACTCAATGCAGATTTACCAGAAATAAACTTACTGATAAACTGTGGTGTAACGTTCAATGATAATTCAAATTCAGGAATCATTTTCATTTGTGGTGGTTCATTAATAATAGAAGTATCACTTAACATATAAGTAATAGCTGAGAAAGCATCATTTAAACCAATCGAGAAAGCAGTCTCACCTGTTTTGTTTATTGATAAATCTATATTATCATCTAGTACTGATAACAATTTTAATAATTGTTCAGTATCATATACACCTAAATCTGCATCTTCGTAAGTCCAATTATCCATATGAACTTCACCGAGAAGACTCTTGTCTCCTGATACAAATCGTGTACTTAGTTGTTGGTTGTTTGTCTTACTGTTGAATACAGCAGAACCTACTGTACCGTTTAAATAATATTTATTAATAAAACGGACCAGTTTTTTCTTACTTATCATAACATCTCCTGTTAATGTTTATAACCATATATACATATATATATATTAGTTTGTTTTCTCAAAATCAAAAAAATCTTTCTATAGTTTTAGATGAATCTGTAGGTTCACTCCAGTTCATACTTTCATATAACATCATAATCTTTTTATGTAACGCTTGTTTATATAATTTATCGTGATTTATATATTGTCGAATAAAATTTAATAACTCAATTGGGTCTTCGTGACCTTTATAAGCCATTGTATTTAAACCTAATGGATTTTGTTTTAGATATACCCATTTTATTTTCTCACCATTCGCAATAGAATTATATCTATTTGATATATTTTTATACTTTAAAAACTCGTTGTAAAATATTGAACTCTTAACGTGTACTGGTGTACCAGTTTTATAAGAATTAAACATTTGACCATCTTTATTATAATACTTACTAATATTTTTTACACTTGTTGGTATTGCTATTTTATCAAACTCCATAAGTTTCATACTGTTTTTAAAATTAATAATAAATTTATCTAATTCTTGTTTAGGTACATCCATCAAAATATCTTCTAATAATTTAGATAACATGGTTCTCATTGCTGTTGGAAAACTACTACGAACTGTATCTAAACCTTTTACCATCATTTTGTTAACTTTCTTACCATTGTCATTGATAATTTTTAGACCGTATCGTTTCTTTGTTACGAATAAACCACTCTTTGCAATAACCTCTTGTTTGATGTCAAATCTATGTTTATCTAAGTTACAAAACTTCTTAGCAAAATAATCATAACCATTATTGAGATACTCTTGAACTTCACTTGCAATCTCAAGAATTGCTTTTGACATTTTATCCTCATTTTTAATATCCATGTTTGGAAATCTTTTCTTTACTAGAGGTGTTGCAGAATAAAATACTGAGTCAGTATCAATATAAATACAGTAGTCTTTAGTGTCACCGAGTTCTTTATTATAATAAACGTTTGAAATCTTTTTTGTAAATTTAATTAAAGATTGACCACTGTAAGTTACAGCCTCCGCATTGTCTAAATCATAGAATCTAAATACAGGTAGTCCAAGTACACCATACAAACTATTCAACAACACTTTTTGTAGATACTGTCTTCTATCAAAATAATCTGATTGTTCTCTATTACCTTCTTCGTGAAACTTTTTAGATAACTTTCTATACTCGACTCTTTCATCAAACCATTTTTTTAACAAAGCTGGAAGTAAACCTGTCTTGTCTGAACGATACATCACACCGTTTGTCGCAACACTAACTTGTTCATTATCTAACATTCTTTTTAATTCAGACTCAGTATATCTACCTAAAACTTTTGAATTGTGTGTTATCGAATATGTTTTTTTGTTATCTTTTTTTAAAAATTCTTCTGGATTCCAACCTTCAATTTTACCAAGTTTTGTTTCTGGTGATATGTTTAATGACATAATACAAGACGGATACATTGACGTAATATCTAAATCATAAACCCAATCGTGTTTACCTCTTTGTGGTTCTTGTACGAAAGCACCTACAAACTTTTCTTGACTGTTTTTATTAAACTTCCTTGGTTTATTAGGAGCAACAATATTATTCTTTTTTAAATAAACTAAAATTGCACCCTCAAGATATCTTGAACTCATAAACACATTTTCATAAGGTACGTGACCAAGATGAGCCAGACCTTGAGCAATCCCAATAAAATCTAATTTATCATCAAGTTTTTTAATCAATCTAACGTCTTGAATATTATAATCTATAAACTTTTTTAAATCATTTTCATATAAGTCGTTAAGAGTACCATCATACTCTACTTTCTTTTCACCTATTTCGTACTCACCAATTGCATCTAATCTATAAGAAGGTTGTTCACTAAATGTAAATCTCTTATATAATCCAAGATAATCTAACACACTTACACCAGCAATCTTATACTTTTTAATGAACTCACTCCATTGTACGACACCTACTGGTGATAATAAATTAGCAACATCCCTACCTACAACTTGTTGAGCTCTATTATAAAGATACGTTACATCAAAAAATTCTATATTCCAACCAGTCAATATAGTTGGTTGTATTTCTCTGTACTTCATAAAAAATTGATTCAATAAATCATACTCATTTGTGAATGACTCTACTATAACATCATCCTCGAATTTTGCATCTAATTTACTATCTTCATCAAGTACATAACAAAAGTATTTATCAAGTAAACAATCATTAAAACCAATTGCAGTTATCTTATTCTCTGCTCGTGATGGGTCTGGAAACCCATTTGTCACTTCAACCTCAATATCAAAAATCATTGTACGATGTCCTTCTGATACATCATCTGAATCTGTATAATTATCTACTAATACTCTTATTTCTGGATTAACATCTGATTCAAACAACTCTGGTTGTTCTGGGTCCCAATCAGTAACACGTTTTAACTTATCACCATATAAAGATGTGTATGTACCTGCTCTGTTTTTAACATAAGCATATTTTTTGTATCTGAATGTTTGATGACCAAACTTATCATCCCAAACATGCATTGTGTTTGTTTTTCTATCGTAGTAAATGTTTTGATATATAACTATACCTCTTTAATTTGATGTGTGAATATACGAAAGAAATCGTATATGTGTCAAGCTTTTTTTTGCTACATAGATGTTTGCATATCGTCTTCAAGTTCACTTTCATCTATGTCACAGAAATCACCGTCGCAGAATTTTTCTATATTTGCTTCTTCGTTTTTTATTACACCGAAACTTAACTTACCAAGTTTTTGTAATTGTTTATTGTAAGTTTTCTCATCAATTGATTCATATGGCATTTGTTTATAAGCACCATAATCGTGTCTTGGTAGTAAAGAAATACCTTTTAATCTATATTGAAAATAGTTTAAAACGTAAGGTAACTGTTCAGCTTCTGTTTTAGGATTGAATGTAGCCGTACAACTAACTTGATTGTCTGCCCAATGTCTTTGTAAGAACGCAGCCAAACTAAATTGTTCCCAAATAGAAAGTTCAGCTGCTGTTCTTATACCCTCTCCTACGTCAACTGGCACTTCGACTACCATCGTAGAATCTTCTGAACCGAACGCTGGTTCTATTTTATAACCTGCTTTTTTCAATGGTTCTAATAACTCTGAATGATTTGAAAGTCTAATTCTTCTAATATAAAATCTACTTTCGGGATAATGTAAACCTGGAGTAGCACCAGCTAGTAATGAAACTGTACCACTTGGTTTAACTGATGTGGTTTTTATTGATTTCGGTACAGCGAACCAATCACTATATTGTTTGTCCCATTCTTGAATAGTGTCATAACCAGTCTCTAACCAATTCTGTAACTCATCTAATCCTTTAGCTGTTATGAACTGAGCAACACCACTAACTGAACAACCAATTCTTCTGTTTCTTAACATCACTCTGTTTGTATCTGACCAATGTGTTCTACCTAGTGTAACTGTCTTGGCATACAAATAAGCATATTTAAGTGTTCTTTGATAGTCCTCTAGTGAATCGTGATTGTTTGGAAATGTCTCTACCAAACAACATAACTCATATGATTCAAGTGTTTGTTCAAGACAAGGATTACCACCCATAGCTCTGTGGTCTTTGTTATCACCACCGTTCTTCATTCTTGAATACGACCTCATATTATCTAACCAAGCAAAACCTGGTTCACCATTGTCTACTATTCTCTTACAAACGTCTGTATAATCCATACCTAACTTAGCAAAGATACTATTATTTGATGTCCAACCATATTGGTCTCTATGTGGATTTACTTTATAGTTTTTTAAATCTAAGTATTCTTCATTATGTGGGTCACCAAATACAATCTCTGCAGTTCTTCTAACATTACCTGCCACAACACATTTACCAATCAGATTCATTATATCTACGATTGTTGTGATTGTAATAGGTTCACCACTGTTTTTTTCTAATACATTTCTGATGTCTTTGTGAACTTCCATTAATGGTTCAGGTCCAGAACTCATACCTCCAAAACCTTTGATTGGTACCCCTGCAGGTCTAACTTTTTTGTAATCAAACTCTACAGATGCTTGTCCATGAAAGTAACTCTCTAATAATAATCTTAATGATTCTACCCAACCCTCACGAGTATCTGGTATTTCATAAACTTGATTATCTCTGTTATTATCTACACCCTTAACAACTATTTCCCCCGCTCCTTTAGTATCAAAACCTACTCCAACACCTAACATACTTGCATCCATTAGGAAACAAAATGGTTTGGAATAATCTTCTTTAATTGTTTTTGTTGATACGAACGCACAATTGTTTAGTGCTGCATATAAATTCTTTTCTTCGGTAATTGGTGTACCCATTGCCCACAAACCACGACCTGGTGGTAAGAACTTCATATTGAAAATTCTATCATACATCTCTTGAGCTGACTTTTGACCTTGCCAAGGATTCCAACCTAATTGATGTGATTCAATATGATTCTTTTGCATAGAGTAAGTACCTTCTACAACTCTCTGAACAGTTTCCCACCATCTTTCGTTTTTACCATCATCTTTAATACGAGAATAGGTTCTCATATATACTAATTCACCTAATCCATTAAAACCAAAAGGTGGTTTTTTTCTCTTGTACTTATCTATAAACTTTTCTGATAACTTAAATTTTTCCATCTAACTAACTCCTATTGTAATCTTATTCTCGTAACAAATATAAGTATAATATATACGAAAGTATTTTCACGATTTATTCAAATCCTTCAACATTTTTTTCCATATCTTTATATTTGTTAGCTAACTCTTTTCTAATAAACTCTTCGCTGTTATTCATCTTCCCTTGAGCTTCTTTACCAAACTGACTACTACCTTCAAATATCTGAACTTGTCCGATATTTGTGTTTATTGTTGATGGATAAGTAACACCGTCGATTCCAAATCTATTTTTAATTACGTGAAATCTACCAGTGTTTGCTATCTTATCCTCTACTTTTCTACTCATACTCATAACAAAGTCAGCAGTCATAACTTTACTATAATCTTCTGCAACCTTATCAGCTCCAATCACATCTTCTTCTAGTGCTGAACGATTTGCTTGTGATGCTGTCCATATTGGTACTTCTAACTCACCAGCAAGTCCTCGTAAATCTTCATATATATTCCCTATTGCATGACGTTTTTCTTTAAAGTTACCAGTAGGCATTAATATATCGGCATAATCAACAATAACCATATCTGGTTTAGTACCACTTAGTTCAATCTGTTTCAGATGAGATGCTAAAGTTTGAACTGAAGCCGCTTTAGTTGGAAAATATTTAATCAATAATCTACCTGGTAGTTTCTCTATCTTATTTGTTACTTCATCTTTATAGTATTTTATATTTGCAGTAGTGACACCACTAAAGATAGAATCATATCTAAGACCAACATAATTTTCATTTAACTCTAATGTATAATGAACTATCGTTTTATCTTCTTTTAATGAACCTGCACCTATTGCCTGTAGTGTCCAAGATTTACCAATACCAGCCGGTGCAACAATAACACCAAGTTCACCTTGACCTAAACCACCATCCATAATTTCATTTATTACGTCCCACGGTGTTTTAACTGTCGTTCTTGCTGATTCTTCAAGTCTTTGTTCGAGTGAAATTATATAATCGTGACCTAAGTCTCTTGTTGTACCTGCTTTCATTGCTTCATCTATTATTGATTTGATACCGTCGTAATCTTTGTTTTCTAACATATCAACTGAATCTAAGATTGCATTTTTAAGTGTTTGATTTTTACAAAAATCCAAAGTTTGTTCTTGGACAAATTCTAAGTCAGTAGCCTCGATGTTCTTCCAAACTTCTCTAAGTTTATCTACAGCTCCACTCTTTAAAACATCGTTATCTATTTCATCTATTTTATATTTTATAACTTCAAGTGTTGGTTGTTTTTTATATTTAAAATAATAATCTTGTATGTTCTTTACTAACCATTTATTTGAGTCTGAATCGAACATTGTTGGACTCAAGATATCACTAATGGTTTGAATGAACTTAATATTACTTAATAGAGAAGCAATAATCTTTGCTTGAAACGAAGTCCCAAATTGTGTTAGTGTTTCACTCATTTGTTTTCTCTGCATAACGATTTAATTGATTAAAATTTGTTAACAACCAGCTATTGATGTTGGGTAGTGCTGTATATAATTTATCTTCTAAAAACATTTTTTCAAATTGAAACTTAACTAATCGATTGATTGGTTGATGTATTCTATCGATTATTTTTGTTTTAGTAGAACCTGATATATGTACGTCTGACAATTGCATCAGTTTATAATTTAACTCTATAACATCTTTAGCTTCTGGTAATTCAGTAATTACCTCATCTATATTAACTATTCGATTTTCTTTCAAAAACGGCAATTTTTTTCTTATTGTTTTTAAACCAAGACCTTTCACACCTGATATATTATCTGACTTATCACCATCTAACACTCTATACCAAATATAGTTGTGAGATGAGATACCATATTCATCTAATACACTCTGTTCATCATAGATTTTCTTTTTAGTTGGACTCCATATTTTTATTCTACCATTCGCTAATTGAAGAAAATCTTTATCAGTTGACATAATTGTTATTTGTGATTCAGTTAATACTTGTCTACACAAATATCCAATAGTATCATCAGCTTCAATATTATCATATGACATTACAGTTACAGGTAATGTATCTAAATATTCAACTATACGTTGTAATTGCATTATCATATTTTGTTTCTCATCTTCTTGAGAAGCAAAATCATATGAACGATTTACTCTGTATTTTGTTTTTCTGTTTTGTTTGTAATCAGGATAGAGTTTCCGACGGTGTTTAGACCCACCTTTACCATCAAATACTATGACGACTCGGGTAGGTCTAAACATATTTATTGTGTAACCAATACTTCTTAGAAAACCAACTATTCCACCAACGTGAATACCATCATCGTTAGTAGTTGGTATAACACTAAACACTCTTATGAAAGTATTTAGACCATCTATTATAAGTACTTTATCATTAGGTTGACCACCGTCTAGTGAGCCACCTTTCTTTTTTATTTCATCTAAAATAGAAAGATATTTTTTATTACTCACTAACTTCCTCTTCTACAACTACGTCATCAATTCCAAAGTTCTTTTCATATTTGAGAATTACTTTATCACAGATTAAGTTGTAACAATATTCTCTGAACTCCTCATCTTTGAGTTGTTCACTCCAATCTTTTGATTGAAACTTGAGTTCTTTACCCTTATGATTATCCATAGTGTACCACGCACCGCCTTGTTTCACTAACTTATGGTCTTTCATAACTTTTAACCAACTACCATCATCATCGATACCTGTTTCAAAGTAAAGTTCAAAGTCAGCATGTCTCATAGGAGGACCAAGTCTGTTTTTAATGACTTGAGCTCTCATCTTCATACCGATATTATTATTCTTCTTATCTTTAATTTGACCAAGATTTTTTAATCTGATTCTAGTTGAAGCATGAAATGGTAATGCTTTACCACCTGAAGTTGTCCATGGGTCACCAAACATAACACCGAGTTTTTGTCTGAGTTGATTTGTAAACACAAGAGCTATCTTTTGTCTACCAATCATTTGAGTTATCTTTCTCATTGCTTTTGAAAGAATAATTGCTTTACTTGTAGCCCAACCATCTTTATCAAACTCAGCTTCTAACTCAACTTTAGTTGTTGCAGCTGCAAGTGAATCGACTAAGATAGTGACTAATCTATCTTTATCACTTTCACGAACTTTTGCAACTATCTCTTCAATAGCTGAAAAGATATCTTCTACTGTTTCTAAATGTAAATATAACATATTATCTACATCGACACCAATAGAACCAAGAAACTCTGTACTCACTGCAGTCTCTGTATCAATATACACAGCAACTCCACCTTTCTTTTGAGTTTCAGCCAACATATGAGCTCCAAGTAATGATTTACCACTACTCTCAAGTCCATTTAGTTCTGTAATTCTACCAACTGCAATACCACCATTTGGTTTGTTTGATATTGCTAAGTCTAACATCGTAGACCCTGTAGATACAAAATCTTTTATGTCTGTTGGTGTTGTGTCTGTACCATCCAAGAAGTATGCAACTTTCATATCCTTGAATTGTTTATTTATAGTGTCTGCTAAGACACCTGCTAATTCATCTCTTGTTGACATAAATTATCTCCAATTAAAGTGTTAGTAAAAATGGGTGGTTAGGCGTACAATAACAGCCTACTCTGGTCTTCAATCTGTAGACTACCACCCACTACATTATTTTGTTTAGCTATTGAACAAATCGTCAAAAGCTGCTGTCGTGTCTGTATTACTATTCGTGTTTGCAGCAACTGGTTGTTCTTTCTCTACAGTTTCTTCTTCTGTTTTTTCAGTAGAACTACCGTTGAGATACTCATTGAGAGCATTCGTCAAATCATCATAAGAAAGTTCCTGATAGATTTCAGTAATATTCTTTTGTGACTCATTGATTGAATCCAACATAGCTGCATCTTCCGTAATTGGAGTTTGATTAGGTTTAACCCTAATTGATGTTGAAGGAAAATTCTTCCCAGTCTCTTCAGCTGTTTTGAACTCTACAGCAACATCACGACCATTTACTGAATCTGTGATATCACCATAATCAGGGTCTGCTATAATAGAAAGTAGTTCTTGATAAACTGTCTTTCCGAATCCCCAAAACTTAACACCTTGATTCTCTTCACCACGTACAACGACTGGAGCAAAAGTTCTCATTTTTGCTTCAACCTTTTTACCAAGACGATAGTCATCTTTTGAACCAGTTGATTTAAGTTTTTGTGCAAACTCTTCAATTGGGTCTGGACGACCAAATGATATCGGTGAAAGATAATTCTTACCACCTAAATCATAGTGAAAGTACAATTCAATAAAAGGGTTGTCCGCATTAAATTTATAAGGGACAATCCTAAGTACTTGTGTACCTGGTTGTGGTTTCCAAAGATTTGATGTTCGAGTGTTTGTAGTCTGAAGTTGACTAAGACGACTTTTGATTGCGTTTAAATCCATTTTTATTCTCCATTAGTTAATTAGTTAATTGGTAATTGGTAATCAGTATAACCTGATACATAAATAAGTATAATGAATCGTTTCAAAATACAATTTTATTTTTCAGTTTTGTCCCAAGTTTTGACATCTACTATTGTGTAAATTCTTGTTGGTATTTTATTTAGTCCATCTTCGTTTGTGAGCAGTAATGAGTTCTTATAATTTTCCCATTCGATAGGAAACGACTTATCAAGTTTACCACCATTTAGTTCACGAATTAAATCGTTTAGAGCGTTGATTGTGTAAAGTGTATTTGTGTTCTTTTTTCTATGCAGTGAAATAGTATCTGGTATACCTTGCATAAAGTCTTCATCATACTCTACATTATAAGTACAGATTAATTGATGATGGTCATTCTCATTTGAGAATACATAAATCTTATCAAACACGATTTCATTACAAGCTATAATAACATCAATAGTTTCATTGAAATGATTTCTTTTTGTGAATGTACAAAGTAGTTGTGTTTTCATTATAATTTTGTTCCTCTCGCTTGACCTTGAGGCATAATTAAATATCTACCACCCATAATTAAATTAGTCTTACCACTATCTTTAAATCCAAAATGCATTTCTTTAGTATGTCTTAAAACAAACACTGGTAAGTATTGTGATATTTTTTTATCAGTAGATGGTACATTTGGATTAAATGTTATGTGTCCAGCTTGACGAGTGTTTAAATTTATACCTCTAATACTACCATCGGTATCTGTCATAGGGTCAAGTGTTAATCTTTCTTTTGCTTGTAACAATATATTAACGTTTTCTTTACTAAATTTAGTATTACCTTTTTTAAATTCTGTACCATAAATAGTTGCACCGGCTATATCAGAATATTTTGGGTCTTTTTCAAAGCTCCTATAAAATCCTGTTTTTGGTGGTACTAAGTATAAATCAAATTTTTTATGTTGTTTCCATACATTTACTTCATAAAACTTTGTTGAGTGTGATGAGAAAATCTTAAATTTATCATCAATCACTTCTTTTTTATTACCCATTTGAATTTCAATTTTATTTTTTCCTAATGCCTTCATACCTGTAACACCTTTATATACCGTTTTAAGTTTTTTTGTTACAGTTTTTAAAAATTTATTTGAAACACCATCAAGACCTTTCACACCTACTTTTTGTTCAAAATTTTTATCAAAAAATGAACTCATTGAACCGTATTGTTGAAATGGAACTTGTGCACTGATATCACCTGCTCCACTTTTGTAATACTCTCCGTGTTTATATGAAACCCAAAATACTGATTTACCATTATTATCTAATGTAAAGTCTGCTTTTGGAACACCACTTACTGTAGATGAACCATTTACTTTTACACCCATATCTTTACCATCTACAAATAATGGAATTGGTTCTGTAGAAAGTGTTTTAAAATAATCATTCAACTCCGATATCTGCATATCTTCAAATCCTATACCTGCGGCATTTCTCTCTTTTACTTCTATTTTACTTTTATACTTTTTGTATAACTTGTACATTAAAGCAATTCTACCATAATGTACATCGTCTTTCTTTTTACTATTATTCCATTTACAAATTCTAATATTAAATTCAGTTCTTAACTTCTTTTCAGTTCCAGCGTAAGTTATAAAAAATTTATCACCTTTACTTAAAATCTTTTCTAATGTTTTCAAATCATAATTTTGAATATCTTGAAATGCTGTAGTTCCACTACCTCTACCACAACTAACACCACTTAAATCCACCTTACCATTTATAATATCTGCTAAATCCTCATCAGGTACTGAATTTAAAATACCTAAATTTCTAAGCAATGGTATATCTTTTGTATCAAATTTTACTTCTTCATTTTCATTTAAGTTTTGTAGTAATTCATCTATAACATCAGAATGCCATTTATTCTCAATCAGTATTTGAGATAAATGATATAAGTGTGCAGAGTTGTTTGGATTAGGTTTACCATCATCTACACGATAACCCCATTCTTTTACTATTTTTTCAAAATTTATTTTCATACAAACTTCTCTGTAATATCTTTCATTTCGTGATAATTTAATCCCCAACTTACTTTAACAGGATATTTACCATCTTGTTCTAATATTTGTTTAACTTTCTTTAAGTAATCTAATCCGTCTTCCATATTAAAGTCAAGTAAAAAACTATCATAAGAGTAAAGTATTAATTTACTTTTATAATCTTTTACTTCGGGAATCAGTCGTGTCAACGCCTTCATATTGTTTTCAGTTTCCATAAGTTGAATAGTGTAATTGAATAACTTATTAGCATTCATATCACCTAAATTTTTCTTATGTAATTGTCTATTATAAATATCTGAAACGATAAATTCTTTTGAATTATACTCTTTCCATAACTCTTCAATATAATCGTGAACTTTACTAAAATATGGATTCATTTGTACTACATCGTGAGGTATAAAACCATATAAATATTGAAACGATAATGTTTTAGCCTCTTCATAACTAACATTATAAAACTTTGCCATATGCTCGTGTACTGAACCTTGTGGGAAATCATAATCTATTTTGTCTGCAATCAATCGTAAGTGATAAGCATCAAAGTCCATCTCGACCAACACACCATTTTTGAACCGACTTACAAATGGTTTTCTACTACCATCTTTTTTATTTAATGCTGCAAAGTTAGTACCACCGAATCTATTACTTGGTCTACCTGTAGATGTATAAATATTATATTCAGTATGTAGTTTACTCTCAACTGTTTGTAATCCGTTTGTTTCTATGTAAGTAAGATTGTCTAGTACTTCATCATTGTATGACATATTGACAGAAGTGTTATGTTTAGCTATTATACTTTCAAGTATCTTAGCAATCTTTCGTGATTTATCTAAATGCTTCAACACTGGTATGATTGTGTTGATGTTTTCTTTTTTATAATATCTCATATTCAGAAAACTATGTGAATTAGTATCTGTTTCATCTATTGAGATTGGACTACCTTCATTCATATAATGCATTAAATTCACATCAATAACATTAGTTAACTTAATGAAATGATTTAACTTTTTTCTGTCATACGTGTATTTTTTAGTATTGGATTCAAGACTTGGTATTTTAACGTTTAATGTTTCACTATGATTGAAAGGCAGTATAAACTCTTTACCACTTAACAGTTTGACGTATAACAACGATAATGAGTCGTTTATCGGATGTTTATTATCATCACATGGTATAGGTACTAATATACAATCTTCTGATTTATAGTGTTTTATAAATCTTTTCAGTTGTGAGTTATTCTCTATGATTACCAATATATTTCAGACCAAAGTTTAGTTGTTTCTGGAAATGTTTCTAACATAATCTCTTTTAAAGCTTTTGCGTAGTGTTGTATTTCAACTTGTGATGTTGCTTCATCTCTGAGTTCTATAAAGTTCATTATAGATTGAAATGATGCTGTCCACCAAACTTTTGTATAGACTGTCAATGGTAAAATACTACGAGCTTGTTCTTTAGCCATGCCCATATCTAAAAACTTATTATAAGTATCTATTAGTTCTTTCTGAGCAGTTCTCCATTTTATCGTGGCAGTAACCTGGTCATCAATCAATCCATCACTAGCTTGTTTATTGTCATCACTTTGTTTACGAAACTCTGTTGGTTCGTAAAATTCATCATAAGGGACATAACGACCACTTATCTCATTCCAGGCATGGTCTTTAGTGACGTGTGAAGATGTTGTCTCGATACCCACTACGTGTTTGTACCATTGTCTCATCACGAACTCTGGAGCCTTAATTATGAACATTGCGTGTTGATGTCTAAATGGAGAATGATGTTTGTGTTTGATTAAGAAACGTGATAACTTTCTGTCTTTGTCTGTAAATGTTTCACTAAATCCATCGAATGATACTCGAGCTGCATTCACTGGTGTTAAGTCATCACCTAACGTATCTACAACCTCGATGTATCCTTTATCTAATACATCTATTTTCATATTATAACCTTTTATGTTTATTTATATATATTAAGTTTTTTTCAATAAAGATAATTTTTTTTGCACATCATCTGGTGAGTTTTTTGGTGGTATCCAAAGTTGTAATGGAAATACTGTTTTTATTATATTGGGAAACTCTGATTGTACATCTCGTAATGTTGCTGAATTATCTCTATTTACCTCATCTTTTTTACCTGATATTCTCCATTGGAATGAAGTGTAATCATATAGATTATTTTGATTATTGAAATCATCTTCAGTTATTTCAAATACTTTAGCATTTACTTCATTTGTTTTTTTAGTAAAATAACGTGTTATTGTGCCTATTCTATAATCACTTTCAGATGGATTTACTGGTGTTTGTTTAGGGTAATCTTGACGTTCTGTATTGGCAATATCGACATACGTTGAAAATAAAGTATTATTCAATATTCTTTTTATTACTTTTGAATTTGAACTATCTGTTACACCAGTTAAATATATTTCTTGTTTATTTAGAGTATAGTATACAGAATACATTGTATTGGGTTTAACATATCCACCAGTTTCTTCATATATAAACTCTTGTGGTTTAGTGCGTAAACCTTGAACAGTTCTTTCAATATTTGTTTTTATGTTTTGTATTCGTTGTTTAGTAGCCATTACCGAAAAGTTCCTGTTACTCGCCCTTCAGCAACTGAACTATCTTCACCAGCTTTTTTAGCTGGTGCTCTCTTCTCTGCTGCTACTTTTTTAGCTGCTTCAGACTCTTGTAATGTTTTTGCTTCACTTGCTTTTACAGCATTTGCAAATTGTTGTTTTATAGTTAATAACTTATTAATTTTAGTCGTGGTTTTTGATACTCTACTAACTGATGAACGCATCTTACCCTTGAGAGTTGTAGTCCATCCGGTACCACTTACTGTATGATTAACATCAAATATTTGAAATACTGTATCATCTTGATATCGTTGTGGTACATATGTGGAGTGAAAAGAATTACTTGGAAAAATACCACCTATTCCATCTATTTCTAATTCTAAGTTTAATGGTAATAATATTGTTTTATCTATTTCTGAAGTGGTTTTTGTGGTTACTAAAAGAGTGGTGTTATAAGAAATACTTTCAATAAATTTTTCTTTTAGTTTATTATTTTTATCATATTTTGACGAATATAAATCAAGTATAGTTTCATTTATAATTCCATCACTTTTTTCAATTTCTTTACCAAGACTTTTCCATTGTTCATCTGTTAAATTACTTGTTGGTGTTGGAATTGGCGGTGGTACTGAAGTATCTATTATTTTATTTTGTTCATTTATTTTTGCAAGTTCTTCTTGTGCTTGTATTGCTTCATCTTTTGTTTGTTGTTTTTCATTGTAGTTACCGGCAATCAATGATTTGTTATTTTTTAACCAATTAATTATATTGTCATCACCACCGTTTTTAGTTATTGCAAGGATATTATCACTAGCTGATTTTGTACCATATCGTTCATAACCTTCTTGATGTAACGCAATATTTAGATTTTTCATTTTTTTATCTTTATTATCTGGTTCATCACCTAATTTACCCATTGCAACACCTTCTTCTACACCAACTTCAGCTGGTGTATCACCTAATGTTGTGGCAATATCTGCATTAGCTCCATACATAATTGAAACTGCCATTGCACTTGGAAGTGT